AATGGGCGTTTATACAAACCCAACCATACTTATCAAAACTCTCATCCAACACATCCGGCACAAGACCCGATTTCCAAAGAGCATACCCGCAACTCACCTGATCCCGTGACGTCCAATCCAGAACCTCCCGAAACCAAATTTCGCCAAAAAATTTTACTTTGGGGACGTTCATATCTCTAGCTTGAACACCTGCCGCATACAACCCGTAATGCTCAGGGAACCCCTCCTTCTTATAGGAGTCGCATTGCCCTTCAAAATCCTGGTCAGAGTAGCCCGTTCCCATTAAGACTTCGGCTTCATCGTACCCACAATCCCTATCATCCCAATGAGGGGACAGCACGAGACCCCTATACAGAAACGAAAGCACCTCTTCAACAAAATTATCGTTCACTATCTGCATCGACCCGTCAACCCAGATCACATAGTCGTATTCGCACAGCGCTGGGATCATATGGGGGTTTAGCTTTGGTATCTTAGCGAGCTTCCGCAGGTCTCCTATGATGCCTTCAGGGAGTCTGCAGACTTGCCATTCGCTATCTGCTGGGGAGCTCTGCCCGTCTGTAAAGTACAAGTAATCAACATCGTCCCTATAAGCAGCAGTGTGCTTTATTGGACGGTCATACCCACCAGTAACTGCTGTAACAACAGCTATCCGGTTCATCACAACCTACTGCTGCGCATCCAGCCAGCTAGCAAACACTTCATCATTCAAAGGAATGACCCACACTTGGGCCTGATCCAAATCGTAATGATCGCCCTGAATAGTCCATGCCACTTCCATAGCCCCAGTCGGAACACACGAACCGACGTTGCACTCTAAACCGAAACGGTTAATAAAATGCTTGACCACACAAGAAGTCTGCTGGTGAACACACTCACCAGAACCAGGACAAGTAATATCTTCAACTACCAACTCCGCATTCTGTAAACGCAAATGCAAAACATGGTGATCCGAATGCCAGATATTACCTAAATCTACTGAGCTCACGAATCCTCAGGCGTATCATCCTGCAACTTAGCAACTTCAGCTTCGAGCATACGGATCAACCCACGCAAAGCCGCATTCTGAGTCATAAGGTTTGTGATATCCATTTGCATTTCCTGCATCATGATCTCTGGGGGAATGGAGGGAACGTCTGGGATCGGAGCGTCTGACATGTGATTCCTTTATGTAGTGTTTATAAGGCAAATACAAGGTTAGTACATAGTAATGACAAAATCAACTCATAGAATATGGTCAATATTCGATCAAAAAGCGACATCCACCGAGGTGCTATCACCCCAGTCGACAACGCCGGTCCTACTCAGATTCACTAAAGACGAAGCTCCGAAAGCCGCATACCATATGTTGCTCGAATTTTCTGCAATCACATAGGTGGGAGCGTCCCCGTCGGCAACAGCAATAATTGCAATTTCTGATGAATACGGTTCAAATCTTATCAACTGGTCATTGATATCAGAGGTGATCCACAGATAGGTTCCGTCTGAATCCACAGAATATGATCGGGCTGTAATCGGTATTGTATCTACAAGTAGATTGTTATATGTATCAATTTTGTAAATCGCAAAACCAGCTATAACCCAAAGATATCCAAAATCGTAAACACCAGGGACGTCTTGAATGTATATCTCAGACAGTGGGATTGTGGCATATATTTCAAGGGAAACAGGATCGAACTTCAAAACTTCTTTAGAAGCAGTATCAATAGTCCAAATCGAATCATCGACACCTATAACCTTGCTTATACTGCGTAAAACGTAATCGTTATCCGGTCCAAAATCGAATAGCCAGGGGTCATCAATAACAAAAGTCGAAGGATTCACTCGGATCAAACTGTTGCCTCGTGAGACCCATATGTCACCGTTTGCAAAATCCACATTCCGTGGCTGTATCCCATTAGTAGTCAGAAAACTTTCATCGGACAGATTTGTCTCTGGGTCAATCCTAAACAACCCACCATCGTTATAGCCAAAACAAGCAACCCAAATATAACCAAATTCGTCAACAGTGATATCAACCGGACCCTCGCCTACAGCTATGGTATCTAAAATCGTATTTGAAACAGGATCAACCCTAGAAACCGAATTATCAAAGTATTGGGTAACCCATATAGACCCCGATGTAAAAACGCACTGAAAGGGTATTTCACCAAGATTGATTCGTTGCGTTTCCTCGTAAGCCATTAGATCATCTTACCCTAGAAGGCCTTAACCGTTCTCTTCAAGAACCCAGACTTCAAAATCCTGAATACTCAAATTAGCTAAAGCGGAAAGATCTTTCTGGTCCCACCTAGAATCGGGTTCAAGCATCGTGGAATTGTGTCCACCAGAGTCAACAATCATGATCCCTGGCCCCTGATAACAATCCATCACAGCATTCGCCTGAGGATTAGTTTTTCTGCCAAAACCGCTATCTGTTAAACGGGTTCGTGCCGATTCTTTCAAACGTAATACAGCCCCCATAGGCGGAGCGTCAACAGCAGAACTTTTGCCATCGGATCCCTTAGCAGGCCAAATAAACTCCGATGATGCGGCCACGACCCCCATGCTCGCACGTTGCACCCACCCAGCGAGCACAAGATCGTCATAGCGAAGCGTAAGCTCCGCTAGCGACTGCCGGGCAACCGAACACCCTTCAGCCTCATACGAGCCTTCTAGGAGGGAATGCTGGGTGACCTTAGCCGCCTGAGTACAGGCATTGCCTCTGTCATAAAACTCACCGGCCTCAGTAATCGTCATAGATGACAGATCGTAAACATGGAGTTTATGATCGCTGTAATCCTGCATCGGATTACCCTGGATCATCATCCTCGGATCGTATTTGAACATCTTCCCATAAGGTGCGGCCCATCCGGTTCCGATCCAACATTTATTTACACCATAACCTGTTGATACCAGGTATTTGCGATCCGTTAGCTTGGCAAGATTTAGCGGATAGCCATCGACTACACCATTAACTTTAGGTTTAGTGCTTCCCGTAAATATTGATATACCTTTAGACGTACTATCAGTAGCGGCCAAATGGCCGATCATTAAAGACGATAAAGGGTGCCTAGTTTTTGGGATAGTAGTAAACGCTTTATCATCATCCGGGTGCCAGGGTTTAGCGGGCAACGATGGGGTCGCAGGATAATTCCAACGTTTCCAAACCCAAACATTATTTACAAAAATATCCCACAAACCCATTTTCATGACTAGCCCTCATCTTCACCAGATGTGCGACGATCAGGCTTTATGTCGATTCCCATGTTGTCTATAAAATTTTCGAACCTTTTACGTTCTGACTCGGTCGCTGAAAGCAGTTGCATTCCTTTTTCAAGTTCACTAATACGATGATGAATCGGGGTTGCCGTGCCATTAGGTCCCAAATGGTAACGTTCATAGTCACTCATTTTCGCAAGTCGATCCTCGATACACTTATGGTCTAGTGCCATCTGCTCAATAGACCACTCCTGATACTGCACAAGCGCCTCATTATTAGACGCAATGTCATCCTTCAGTGGTTCTACCCCAACGCTCACTTGTTTAGCTGCCCAACGCCCAGTAACACCTGAGATCTTTTCGACAAGCACAAATAGACCGATGAGAATAGCTACAGTCGAAGCTAATACCGCTATGGTTTCCGCCGCCTGAAACCCCACGACCACTACTGTGCTTTGGTCGAAGTATTAGCTGAAGCCAAACCGAAACCCAAAACAGTGGAAGCCAGTCCAAGCCAAACGGCAATCTGTCGCGAATCCACAACGCCATATGCCACCAGTATTGGTACTACCGCCACCAAAACACGGTAGATATAGGCTCGTGTTTGCTCATTTTTAAGACTCATTTTGTTTCCTTTGCTCGTGAAATATGAGGTCATCGTGTTAGCCAAAACCACGTTGCTGGGCCGATGATTCCATCAACCTTCATTTGGGCATCGCTAAGTCGGAAAAACTTTTTTACATTTCGTTGAAAGATTCTGGTAGCAGCCGCTGATGCGGGCCCAAAATTGCCATCGATTTCCAAATCTGGCCCGTCAAGCTTGTTGTTCAAAAGTGCTTGCGCCCATCTAGCCGCATCCCCTTTTGAGCCTTGCTTCACGATCTGTTTTGATGCTGCCGCTATCCCTGCTGCTATCGCCACAAGATCTACACCTCCGGCCACTGGTGCAGGCTCTGGGACAGGCTCTGGCACTGGTGCCTGCCCTTCATGCCATTGGCGGCAGAACTCGGCAGTAATCGTTCTCATATCCTCACCAGAGACAGTATGCATATCGATCTTACGGGTTGTGTATTCTTTATGCATACAACAAGCAGGGATTCGACCCGTGTCATAACCAATCAGTGCCGCCGTCACCTTAGCGACCACAAACAATTGGTCCAGCCGCCATGGCTCAGTAGAATCGTAACCCGTATTTTCTACTTCAATGCCATACATTGTACTATTGCCCCTGTTCGTAATACCCTGCCATCCCCCAGTACCAGCGTGATTTGCTTTGCCAGCCGCGATCACAATGCAAATATTTGAACGCGTGATAAGAACGTTACATAAAGGCCCGGCGAGATCAGCGCGACCGTTAGTCACAATCCCCAGCGAAGGGGCATCTTTGCCAAGACCTGAAGCGGTATGATGCCACATAACCCCGTTTGGGGTGAAGCCATCTGATTTACCACGGGTTTGCCAACCTGGTTGCTCTTCAACAACAAGACCTGCTTCTCGTAGCCTATCTGCTATGCCCAAATCTCTCATAGTTGCCCTTCTCCTTGCAGTGTGAGTATTGCAGCGTCTAGGCCGTCAGTTATAGCTAACTTTACAGCATTGATTGTTGTAGCTTCAGTTAGTCTGGAACTAATCTCGTCATGCATAGCCTGAGCCGCAATTACCTCTGGGGATGGTCTTATTTCCGGTTCTGGATCTGCTGCCCGCTGCGTAAGAAAAGCCGCAGAAGGTGTGACAAGCACCCATGTGACACCATCGTCCGAGTGCCATTCGCCATTTGTATCTGTACGTTCCATTATACAAGTCCTAACACTGTGATTTTTGATCCAATTGCAAAGTTATCTGCGCTTGGGAAAACCAATATTGAAGTAATCGCAGCAGTATCGTTTGCGAATATCAAAGCGTTCTGTGTGACCGCTACGCCGACCGCTGCTGTCGAAAGTTGGTGGACCCCCCTTTGAACGCCTGCCGTGTACTTCCCAACCCCACCTACAGTAAAATCGCACTCCCAGTAGCCTTGACGGTTTGTATTCGTGAGTGAACCAGGAAGCGAACCGTTGGAGTTAAAAGATGTGGTTGCGGCACTAGCGTTGATAAGATACTCAGAGGCGGTTGACCCGTTAATTCTCATGCGCACGCCAACTGATGTGGCAGCAGAATCCCCTCGGCCTTGCAAGACAATCTTGATGTTTGAATAGCCGGTTGGATTGATATCAACACTTGCCGTGGCTGACGCAAACGTAGTTTTGCTAAGAACTTTGTAACCAGTGTTAAGAGTGTCCAAGATAGTTTTATCCGCAGCGCTCATCGAACCGGGGAGCGATGTGGTAGCAGAATTTATCGAAATATCAGGTGCGCTACTTGACCCACTGCTAACAATGGGTGCCGTTCCAGTAACGCTCGTAATCGCTGTACTCCAGCTTTGATCACCACGCAAAAACGTGGTGGCAGATGCGGTACCGCTAGTGGCTAAGAAGTTTGTGCCGATCAAGTTAGGCACATCGTTTGTGCGGCCCGGTCCAAGTACCATCACCGAGCCTGTTGTGGCGTGAACACGAGTAACTCTGGCGACGTTCTGAACCAAGTCTGTTGCAGCTGTTGGTCTGGTGTTTGTTAGCCCACCACCGGGTGCAACAAACATGCCGGAGTTGATTCCATAGCCAGTGGTGTTGAGGCCAGTGATAGTCCCCATAATCATCACAAGGCCCGTACCATTGATGGCTAGGTCTTGCATAAGCAGGCCAATAGAGGGCATCTTTGCGCCTACTGAAGCGTCAGCGCCAGCAACTTCAATCACGGTAGTCGCACCGACGGTTCCAGTCGCATAAACCGGAGTTCCTTTAGTGAGCGCACCTCCTGATGTGTTCTTTACGCTGATCTGGAGTGGAACATCATCAGTCCATGTTGAGTCTCCACGCAAGAAGGTATCTGCGCTTGCTGTTCCTGTGCCAAGTAACGCTGGACTAAAGATGCCTGTTGTGGTTTGCGATGCGTCAATCGGTCCAAGAGTGACATTCGGATCTGTAGGTGTCCCCGTAATCGCTATTGGTGAGGTGCCAGTCACCGACTGGACCGTGCCCGGATCGCCCTGAGCGCCTTCAGCGGCAATCAAAGTCCAATAAGTGCCTTCGACGGGGGTATCACCGGTGTTTCCACCATGAGCGTCTAGCCGGTACCACGTTTGACCTTCATAGGTTGCAATATCACCGATAGCGTATGATGCACCGGCAGAATACGCACCGGTGAAGTTCCAAAGAGCAGGAGCACCCGGATCACCCTGTGGACCAGGATCGCCCTGAGCACCCGGATCACCCTGTGGACCAGGATCGCCCTGAGCACCCGGATCACCCTGTGGACCAGGATCGCCCTGTGGACCAGGATCGCCCTGAGCACCCGGATCACCCTGTGGACCAGGATCGCCCTGAGCACCCGGATCGCCCTGTGGACCCGGATCGCCCTGTGGACCCGGATCGCCTTGAGCACCCGGATCACCTTGAGCACCCGGATCGCCCTGTGGACCCGCAACATTGATTGAAAACGTAACTAGTTCAGCATTGCTGAAGGAGCCGTAACCCATGTTGCTAGGGTTGACGGTGAAGATAACGTAACTGCCGCCTTCTGTGTCGACAGTACCGCCAACACATGAAACAATTTCCCAGCTTGCATATGTCGAAGGGTCAGATTGACTCGTGACCAGTAAATAACCACCCTGAATACTCAAAAATAGTTCGTGTAGAGTCGTGTTTATCCCATATGGGTTGTCGTCTACCACTATCTGAGTTGCGCTTGAATACGGCACCGTAACGAAACCGATGTGATCGTTGCCTGGGTCTCGGTCGCCAGCGTCAAGAGTGTTGATTGTGTAAGTCCAAGACAATCCACCTGGTGACCCCTGAGCTCCGGGGTCACCTTGAGCTCCGGGATCACCTGGGTCACCTTGAGCGCCAGGATCGCCCTGAGCACCGGGATCGCCCTGTGGACCCGGATCGCCCTGAGCACCAACTAATGACGCTAACCACGCAGCCTCATTGCCAACGAACCCCTCTTCGACAGCAATTTCATATGCTGACAAGCCAGAAGTCCCCGTAAGATCAAAAGCGTCGATAACAGCGAAAGCTTCTTCAGCAGTACCAACATACAATCCGGCGTTTTCATAACTGAGCGTACCTGTGAATCCGGTATAAGTTCCAATCTGAACTTCGGCACCAGTCAGCGAATGGGGTATAAAACTAGTAGCAGCTGCAAGCGGGTCAATAAACCCACCGAGACCAGCACCTTCATTAAAGCCAACCCACAAAGCTGGGGTAAACAAGCCAGCACCACCGCAGCCAACTGAAACTACTTGACCGCCAAGAACTTCAACAGGTTCAAAATCAACGTCATGGACAAGAGCGTAAACGGTTGGCATTTCATCGCCGACAAGCATCAATAAAACATGCTGGTTGGGATCTGCTTCCCACAGTTCAGAGTTCACATACGACTGTGTAATCGTCCAGCGTGCTGGGCAATCGTAGACAGCCCACTCAGAGTCTTCTGCCAGTATCGCCGGAGCCGAGGGCAAGTACTGCATCAAATATATGACATCACCGGGTTCTGGAGTCAAGGAAGGGGTCATCAGGACAACAGCAGCAGCGAATGAACCTGTCCCATCAGCACCATCAGCACCATCAGCACCATCAGCACCAGGGGGCCCATCAGCGCCCGGCAAACCCACACGCGTAACCTCAACCTCAAACTGAGGCTCCTCCCAAACCTCAACAATATTAGGCAAAGGAACTATAACTTCAGAACGAAGCGACTCATCACCACTCATACGTCTGCCTCAACACGAGTAACAGAAGGCTTAAACCTAAAAACACCCTTGATAACCTTATCGGCCTCACCATCAGGAGGATAAAGAAAAAGGTCATAAACCCCATCAGTAGTAATACCCACACCATCCTCAACCGAAATAGTTAAATCAATCCAACCCTCAGCAGACAAAACGATACAACCATTCTCAGTAGTCATATCAATCAAAAACTGGGAAGCCTCAATCAAAGAACGAACACTCATACGCGCCGTCCAATCATTCCCAAAAACCACATCCGTGCCATCAGAATTACGATACCGGACACGACGAGACCAATACTCGCCTTCCTCGTAATCAAAATTGTGCACACCAGCAGCCACAGAAACTCTTTCAACCAGTAAACGCCAACCCCTATATTAGGTGCCCACTACAATTTGCGGCGCAGCAAATAACACTTATAAAAGCTACTCAGCCGAATACCACTCAACGATTCTTTCCTGAGCCATCTCAAACATCCCAAGAGCAGTCCACGGAGTCAAAGACTCAGAAGAAATAACCTGAAGATTTATACCGTCTTCGCTAACAATCTCAGCGATAATGATGTAATTGGAAACAATAGAATTTGGGAAGTTCTCATTGATGATTCCCTCGATGTCCACTTTTGTCTCCTTTGATCATGTTTTGATTATGTAATTCAGGTGGATGAACGGTGGCCTGATATCCAGAGGTGTACTAGTACCGCCACTATTTCCTGACAGGCCAGTATATGGATTCACATCAAAATTATGAGCATGAAGTCCTCCGGCTTGAGTATAGTAACCAACATTCGCAGTAGAGCTAAGGAGCCCAAGCCCAAAACCATTTGTACCAGTTCCAGTTCCACCAATACTTGGTATTGGATGCTGATGATTACCCTGAGCGTCCGTAGCCTGATTCGGATGATCATGATTAATATTATGCTGATGCGGAGGCAAATTAGCTATTGAAAGCGTCTTCGTGTCAGACCCACCGGTAACACCAAGAGACTTACTGCCAAGCATCCATTCACCAGAATTAACACCACAAACAAAAGCGCCACGCAAATCAGGCAACGTAAACGTATCAATAGAAACAGAACCATAAGTAGTCCCAATAACAGCAAACAAATTAGCATACTCAGCCCGAGAAACAGAAGCCCCAGCAGCCATCAACCAACCCGCAGGAACCTTTGTATCAGGACCAGCAAAAGACATAACAGCACCAATAGGCCAACGCTCAGAAGCAACAATTCTTGTTCTCGTTATAGCCTGATCGGCAATCTTTGCAGTAGTAACGACACCATCACCAAGTTTAGCAGTAGAATTTATTGCCCCATCCTGGATATGAGCAGCGTTAACAGACCCAGTTCCCATAACGTGGACATGGTCAGCCCGTGCGAAACTTTCAGCGCTTCCACCCAGAGTAGTCGTTCCGATTGGCCTCACTTCGGATGTTAGACCCCACGACCGGGTAGCGTGAACATGGTCTGCTCTTGCAGAATATACGCTTGTTCCTTCTGATTGTGATTGCCCTGGGAAAACCTCTTCAGGAACATCAAAATCGTTAATTGAAAACCATCTCGTACCATCGCAATAGTACAAAACTAAAACATTATCAGTATTGCTTGTATCTGAAGCTAGGTAAAATGTTCTAACCGTCTCGTCTCCAGCTGCTGGCCTATTCTCGCTTGGGCCAGACAAAAATTTTGCTGCCAACGATTCTAACTGCATATGAGACTGATTCATTTGATCGCGCGTAAACGGATCAGTGCCAAAAGGCCAAGTATAGATTCCGAACCGTGGTGTTTCTGTTGCCGCCATCAGGCCTCCAATGCTGTTATACGCTGCGCCAGCTCATCTAGAGCGGCAGCTACTTGGTCTGGTGGACTAACCCAATCTGCTGGGATGGCAGGCGCATACGGCACTTCTGGTGCGTGTTCCGTTAACACCGAAACGGCATCAGTGCCAGCAAGAACAACAATTTCTCCAGGGACGATTTCCAGGGTTGAATCAACCCGACTAGCACCTACAACGATTCGCTTATCGTCAACTAGGACAAGTTCAGTCTGATTAGTTAAATACCCGGCTGAAGCTCCAAGAGTCCAAATGCCGTTAACGCTAGCAGCGGACTGGTTAGGCAAATAGACGGTTATATCGTTAGGATTAGTTGTAGGCCAGGAGTAAAGAGCGACTTCTTCAGTAGCGATACAATCAACCGAAAGGGTTAAAGGAACAAAGGAGCTATCAGTTAGTGTAGAAATACCATCGGTTCCAGCAAGAACAACAATCTCACCGGGGACAATCTCCAAAGTCGAGTCAACACGACTAGCACCAACAACAATTCTTTTCTCGTCGACTAGGACAAGTTCAGTCTGATCGGTCAGAGACGCTGCCGAAGCCGCAAGAGTCCAAATCCCGTTAGCGCTAGCAGCAGACTGGCTAGGCAGATAAACAGTTGCGGAAGCGGCGTTATCGCCCGGCCACCCATAGATAGTGACTTCTTCGGTAGCGATGCAATCAACCGAAAATGTTAGAGGTAAAAGCGATCGACTTCTCTGAACAGCCGAATCGTCAACAACTATATAGGTGGCGGTTACAACAGCTAAAGCTAAAAGAACCTCATCTTCACCAGGCAACCAGTCAGTCATCCCAGAAGGAAGCCCATCAGAAGGCTGGACCACACTAACAACACCAGCATCGTTCACGACAACAGCATCAACCCGCCGAGAAAGCCCAATAGGAAAAGTGGACTCAGCGGCATCTAACGAAAAGCTTGCCGCATCAAAAACAACATTTAACCCATTTATACTTACTACCCCGGCTTCGACCTCAAGATCAAGCCCACCAAACGAATAAACGTTTCCAGCTTCGACAAGACTATTAAGACTTAACGATTGAGCCTTAATCAGATTCAAAGATAGCTCTACCTGCGTTAAAGAATAATCTAAAGTCTGCTGAGAAAGATGGTATTCCTTGGCCTCAGCCGAATGAGGATCAACCCAAATGCCGTTTGAAATTTGGATTAATTCACCTGCAGTCAGATGCAAAAGATAATTAAGGCTATCAACGTTCTGCCCTGGGGTTGTAAGGTCAAAGGCCTCATCCCATGAAATATCTAAATTCAAATAAGCGTTTTCAACATCACTAACAAACTGTGCGTTAGGTGAAATGATTACACGGTCGTTGATCCCTGGTTGAATCGAAAATTTCGATATGCTCAAATCCGGTTGGATCACATATAAGCCGGGCTGATTAACTACAGGGTCGGCTTGAACGTCGCCCATAGAGTTTGCGATTAAAAGAAGCTCGCCAATTTCTGGGACATATTCCAAAGTGGATATGTAAGGGGTTCCATAAAAAGACGTAGAAACAAACCCGACTACAAAAGTCGCTGAACTTTGCGTAGTTAAATTTGCGTACACATAATCAAAAACTTCTTGACCATTGTCAAAAGGTGCACCCGTATAAGAATTGTCGTAAACAACAGCCGAAGCGGCCATGCTGCTAGTTTCATAAACTAGAGCTTGAACAAGGTTGGGTCGATCTGCGATAACCGCATCAAGCTGACTCACAACCTCTTTAAGGCCAGCAGCTAACGCATTGTGATGGTTATGATGATCCAACGCTGGGTCAACATTGCCTTCACGCTCAGTCTCGTCAGTGATTGTCGACGGGAGAGTAATCGGATTCGGTTTATTCGTCCATGCCATCTGACAATCCTCCAGTGGTCATTCTACGCTATTTGATCTCACTCATAGTCTCAACTATGTGATGTTTGAACCATAAACATAAGAACTACCGTATATGCCGGGATCGCCATAAGACTCTGATTCAAACACCTGCAAAGCCACTGAACGATGCTCAACACCATATCCGGCAGGTATGACTCGGCTTAACGCTTTCATAACCTGCAAAGAGGTTTCACCGACAGCTTTAACTCCAGGCGTTTCCTCAACTATGGTTTCCACCCTAATCTGCCATGGGTCGCCACCGACACGGCGAACAATCCGCACCTGCTTATCGCCCCTAAGAACGCGTCTAACCGATTCGGCTAGAGCATCCTGTGTGCCGCCGCGTAACCCACTCACAGCAGTTTTTACTTGCCACCGCCAGTAATCGTAACTATTGGATTCGCTGTCATCGAATGATTCGATTTCACCCCAGCTGACAGCACCATCCCTGTTCCCGTTAGGGCTTGGCAATTCGTCGGGTTCGATTTCCCATTCATCCCAATTTTGCAATGGTTCTGGTACATCTGTAGTGAGTTCTTGGAAAGCGAGATTATCCCATGCGGTAAAACCAGTTGAATTGTCTTCGATCTTAACGCCAACCAGAGTTCCGAGCCAATCCAAAAATTTTATGCAACAGATATCTGGATTAACAAGCTTTGATCTGATCTCGCCACTATCTAAAGAAACTTCATCTGGTGCTATGTATCTGAGCTCAGACCAGATTCTTTCAATTTGACCAGCAGTGATATAGAGAACATTAATGAACTGACCTAATGGATACCTTGGTTCCACCTGCAACTCGTCCGCTTCAGTTATGTACGCAGGTAGGCGATCCCAGACTTCATAACTGAAAGAATTTTCGTATCTAAAACCAGGGACAGTTAATGCTGGTGCAGCAAAATAGATCGCATCGCCAGCTTCTTCTGCATCAATTTCAAAAGTTGTTCGAAGGATAGTTTCGCCATCAGGTGGCATCCTGTTGGGAGAATACAGCGACAACAACTGCCACTGATTTGGTTTAACTGAAATGAGCTCAGAAGTTTTTTCAACCTGACCAAAACGGGTAGCGGTAAAAATCATGTTTACCTCCACCCGCCTAGGTGCCCAAATCCAAATAAAGCTTCTCTGGTACCGGTTCATAAACCGCCGAGGAAGCACATACCGGGCGGAACCTAAAACAAACTTTTCACCATCTGAAATAACTCGCAGGCTATTAATATCATCATGGAGGAGCTTTGTGCGGCTTGCACCTAAAGATGCATTACCGCCAACAATCTCCCAATTCCCGACACTTGAATCAAAAGAAAAATCATTGCCCTTATAAAGGTTATTATCCAATAATGTTGGGAACCAACAATCCCCATTATCTTCTTCAACTATCAGCTTGCCAATACTCGGTGGTACCGGAACCAGAATGGTATCGGAATCAGATACGCTCCCGCCCCTATAAGACAAAAAGGAAACTGCTTCGAAATTACCTGAAGAATTAGCTTTGCCAGTAACTTCAACAACAACAATCCCATCAATATCACCAATATTGATTAGACCATTATTCCAAGGAACTTCAAGGCCATTAAGCCGTACCGTATCTATAGAGATTTCAAAAGGCCACGAGATCTGCAATCCAGCAGAATCCACCAACCCTTCGACCTCGGTAAGATAAGAAACCACTTCACCTAATGTTGCCGATTCAACAGACCAGTTAGCTTCAATGTCAGGAGCTTCAACAACGACCGCTTCGCAAACAAAAACTTCCGAATCGTGGACTTCCCAATTAATACCCCACGAGAAGCTTTCATCAACTACAGGCGTTCGCAAGGTTGCGACTAAAGAAACAGCCCCAACCGGAGCCTCGGGAACCTCAACGGTAGTGCCGAGTCTTACAGTTTCGCCAACAGTGAAACCAGACGAAGCCCCCTGGAAAGTTGCACTTGTGTACGTTGTCGGTAAAACCTCAGGGGTTTCATCAGAGAACGAACGGTAAAGGGAGACGAGAGGATCGCCAACGCGTGCACCGGCTACGTCAACCCATTCGAGGGTTGCCATAACGTATTCGGAAACACAATCAGAACAATCTCCAGCTAAAACAAATATCCCATTCCCACCGCTAACAATGATCGTTGAGACTGCTGAGTCTTCGTATTCTTCGGCATCGGTGACGGTTAAGGTGGTGACATATATTCCAGGTCCAGCATAAATGTGCGTAATTGTTTCTAGGGAAGACGATGCTGTCCCATCGCCGAAATCCCAAAGATACGATAGGGCTGATACGCCTGTTGACGTTGAACCATCAAACGCTACTGAAAGAGGCGAATCCCCATTCGAGACATCGGTAAGAATTACCGCTATTGGATCAGGATGCACTGGCGGTGTTCCCGCAGAACCAAGGGTGTCTTCACCTCCGACTTCTGAAGATCCGACGTTAAAGATTCCCATTAGGGTCCTTCAACTTGCTGCATCCAGTCAATGACATGCTGGCTTCCAACTGGTGCTGGTATTGGATTCGAGTTATATCGTTCAAGCATTGAATCGTGATCCGTCATCGTCATATACAAGCTCAAGAGTTCACTTTTATCTGCTGCAGCAAACGCATCAACAAGAGGATCTAGCTGATTATCAGCATTAAAAGATGGTACAAGTTCATCCCAGCGGCCATAACAATAACCTATCGGCTTATCATTTGCTGCTACATACTCCTGGAGTCTTAAACCATCGTAATCGTAAGATGGTCCAGGCTGATTAGTCAGAATTTGCCATGCCAACTTCACAACGGGTATAGACGGGATTGGCTCCGTAGCAACTGCTCGTTCCATGTCTACAGGTCCTGCCCATGAAAAAGCGCCAAGAAAATCTGGATCTCCACCAGAATAAGTTAAATCTCGGTGGAAGGCTGATCCATCATCCGTAATATCTTTTGTCAACATTGAAGCTTTAGCTAAAAATCCTCCAGCAGAATACCCGGTAGCGAATTTTCTTGTAGGGCTCAAATCGTAATCTGAACCGTCAGTTTCGACCCAACGCCCGCAAGCCTTATAATCTATGAGATCCTGTGGCCAATGAACGGCAGGCGTAGCACCGGCAAGCTTCGCTAATCGGTAGCCGACGCATAGAACAGCGTAACCATTATTGATCAGATCCTGTTTGAAATCTTCGGGGATATCAGTAGTTTTTCCGCCAACGAAGAACCCAGAAAAACCCCATAGAATAGTCGGCCATCCACCTATAGGAGGCTCCCCGTTAGGGATATGCAAATCACCTTTAGCTGCAGAACCATTAACAGCAGGATCGCCGCCACCCATGTTGATATCAAAATAGCTCGTATACGGCGGCTGAGATATTTCAGGCGATGAAAGAAGCACTTCGACAGAATTAGAAACCCACATATTAGTTCCATCCCAAACCATAGAGAGTGGGCTGCTTCGCATATCTATGGTTGAGGTAACACTATTTGTAGCCGGGTTAATTTTTGATATATCCCCAGATCCGTTATTGGCAACCCAGATGCTAGTGCCGTCATATGCCAGTCCGCGAGGCGATTTTCCAACAGGTATAGGATCTCCAACAACCAAGTTAGTGGCAGGGTCAATCTTTGAAACAGTATTAGAGCCGCTATTAGCAACCCAAATATATCCTGCAGCCGACAGGACCGCAAAAGGCCTAGAACCCTGTGGCATCAAAATTGTTGCTAATACGCTATTAGCCGATATGCCGCTAGTACCGATTTTATAAACACGATCACCCAAAGGTTCATTGTTATCATTGGAGCACGCAACCCAAATATTTGTCCCCTGAGATACCATCCCCTTCGCCGTATAATTAGTGTTGTTTAGGACAATAACAGTTTGCGCCACAACATTATTGGCTGGGCCAGTGGGCGTTATGCGAGTAATTTTTGTTCTAGGAACAGGCAAAGTCTTTATTGTCGTAGCCGATCCCGGATTCAGCAATGTTGACTGGCTAGTAGCCCAAATTGATCCCTGAGCATATAGAACTTCAGTTGGAAGATTCCCTACGTCTATCGTGGGGGTAGGATTGGTTGTACCACTAGGGTATGCTACCGGAATCCCCGTGGTGGCAAGAATTCTCATTATCCCATTAGCTGAAGAGTTCGTTATCCAAAGATATTTTGATCCATCGTATGTAATTGATTTAGACCCATACGCATTTGATGTTGTGGATACAGCTGAAGTCGCTATATCAATTTTTGAGAGTAAATTTACCCCATTATGAGTAGCGTAAATGGAAGGTGGTATAGCAGGTACTGACGTCGGATTGTTGATGTACAGTAAACTTCTCACACTCTCAGATACGGGGATATGAGATATTACGCCTGTAGTCCCATTTATTTTTGATACAACACTGTCAAATGGTACAATATTGCCGTTACTAGTTTTTCTTCCTTCTAGACTTAATAAGTTTTCTGTTACCCCATCCCATTCTGAATATTTTGGCTGGTTTACTTGCGCTCCGATTCTTTTGTCGTAATAACCAATAGGAGTCATATCCTGATCGTATAAAAGGATATTTTTAAAATAAATAGGTGGGGCTAGAGCAGACGCCAAAGGGTAAGTATCAGTGTTGCAACCAAACTCAATGGTATCGAAGTCAGCTGCGCCTGGTGCAAATTGTTGCGTAATCTTAAATACACTATTTGCGTTAGCGTTAGGCGTTAATGGAATGGTCCATCCGGTAACAGTCACAAGATTTGTTGAACTTACAGAAATCTCTATCCGATACTTCCACAAAGCGGTTGTATAGATAGCCCCATTGGACTGCACCGACATAGCTTTCTGAGTCGTTCCATCCATAATCGCCATACGCTGAGCATCGACACCCTTAGTAGGAATGAAGGCTTGGACTATTCGTAAACCGAGCTTCCTGACACCACCATCATCAAGGGTGCCACCGGATCTAAATGTCAAAAAATCAAAGTTTGCAAGCGTTGGGTTTGCAGATAATTGCATTTCAAAATACATAGAGTAAGGAGGATTTACGGTAATCAAATCAGGAAGTTTAGTAACTGAATCAATGGCACTAGTATCAAAATTTTCAAAACCTATAGCGGACCGTTGACCAAGAAAGTTAGCAATATAAATACTTTTTTGCCTACTAGCCTCAGCTCCAGCAACCTGGGTTAAAGAATAAAAAAAATCGGGTTTAGTATCACAATAGGTGAATGGATTGTCGTTCACACCTCGATCACCAGGGCGAAGCTCGCCAGCACCAGGAGACCCTTTAGCATCCCACCCCGTCCACTTGAATATTAAAGACATTACAAAGGCCGTCTAAAGATTAGGCTTCCGACAGGAACGCCTTCTGGTAACGCCTCGCCTATATCAACAACAAAGATACCCGTACCAGCAGCACCATCAGCACCCGCAGGGCCCTCACTAATAGCGATAAGGACACGCCTATCGCTAATCATCCCAGGAGTGATATTCGTTATCGTAGGAGGAATATAAACTGCAGCCAGCTTGATTGAATCTGTACTCAACTCTGGTTCCAAAGGCGAAGCCGCAGCGACACCAGTTTTCACCGCGGGTATACCAGAAGTGTTAACCTCGATCAGGTCGATACGCGGATTAGTTGCGTTAGCCGCAGTGAACGATAAAGCGGTCAGGCTCACGTTGACATGTCCGAGAGCAAAACTTGGTTGTACCACACCAGCAGCTACAGAGATACTCATACCTGATACACCGTCGGATACGAGACATCCGCTAACTACACCCTTGCCAGCTTGGGCAAGAACAATGTCCTGCAAAGCCGAACTGTAGATACGGGCCTGCGCAGCGTATTCGGCTTCGCTAAGATTCGGAATATCCCACATATCAGTATGTCCTTTGAGTTTTCATTAGAATGCCTCAACCCATGTTAGACCATCAGTCGAAATAGATACTTCGATTGAAGTCGCATTGATTACATGACACCAAATGTACAACGGGTAAGTACCACATCTAGGTTTGCCGAGGAAATACAGCATGATGCTAGAAGATTCTTCGTCTAAAAGCGCAACCGGTTCAGTAGCAAAAGGCAAAACCGTTTCAGCTAATATTGCTGGGGACCACCCGTCGACAGGGGCAACCCCTGGGGTTGAACCAGGAACTATTTGACTCCCAGCAAAACCGAGTCGCGCTATTTCTTGGCCAGCAAAATTGTCGATAGACAAAAGCCAATTATCTATCTCGAACTCGGAATGGAAACCCAAAACTTCAGAACAGGCCATCAGGCTATACCAGCGACGTCATCGATAACCATCTGAAAAGTTAAACCAGTTTCTGGATCAGGAACAATCTCGGTAAATTGAAAATCGTTCTCTTCGAGAATGTCGACGAGAACAACTTTTAGTGGAGTAATACTAAAATTCAGGCTTACCTTTTCGCCAACAGCGGGCATCCCTAAATCCCATACAGCATTTTGCATAGGCAAAATTGGTAATTCATCCGGCATTGAACTCACCCCATAACGCAGAGAAGAACATGGCAACAGAAACGGAAGTACCCTGACCTAAAGGGCGACCAAAATCTTGCCATGCGCCAATAGCGATAGAATCGTCTCCTGCCGGAGAAGAAACTACTGTATAAAAATTATCGGGTATTGAAACGCTGGCTTTAGAAAAATTATCTTCACATGTGGTTATGAGATGAGGGGAACCAGGGTCTTCCCCACCGTAGGTGGCACCAGATCCGTAAGAGACTGACTCATAAGTTGGCATCAGACTGGGAACCAAGAACCGTTTTGGTTATCTGCCATAAAACTCATAAAAGGATTTTCAGAGGTCAAAGTAGGCACTGATGACATCTCATCAAAGACAGAACGATTTAACATACGACCATATTTAACAACCACTGTGACATCTTCCGTGGAAGCCGGATCTCTTAACAAAGTAATAACTTGCCCAGGCAGCCAATCCCTATTGTACGGCAAAACTCCTACCCAATCTCCAGCATCATCGTCAGCAAGAACAACAGTAGTTCCAGGTTTACAATCGAACACATATTGTGCAACCAAAAATTCTGAATCAACATCAATATTGCGTATTAAATTATTAGGAGATAAAGAAATCAACCTAGGTTGAGCCTCCCACGAATACGAAACTTCCGCTTCCGAACCCACCCCAGAATAACTTGACCCATAGCGGGCATCACGGTACAAACCTGCAGCGTCGAAGTGCATAGCGAGCTCTTTAGGATTAACAGCGCTAATAGCCTCAGGATTAGCCACCCCAATCCAATTGATAGCACCAGTTTCATGAATCTGGACGCTACGCATCCCCATACTAGCGATTTCATTACTCGGGATAACACCAGACTCATGCACAAAAACCAGTCGATCCCCACCACTAGTCGTCACAACCCAGTCAGGCTGCTCAAACGCCACCGTGATCGATTTATTGCCAGCATGAGATATGCGCTGCGCCCCAACACCGGGAGTGTCAGATATCGTAATATCATTTGTAAAACGCTCAACATACTGACCCCAACCATCTACAGGATCATCATAAGAAGTAATTACAAAAGACACATAGTCCCCGGTGTCACCATTAACATACGCAAGGACCAATTGAGAAATAGCTTCCACGGAGTCAAAATTGATTCCAGTAGTAAGACCCCCAAGCGTATCCACGCCAGGGTCATCACCCAAAGGTGTTAGATCAATAAAAAGTGCGGCAGCGGCAGGGGCGACCATCTCATCAAGAGCAAACTTTCCACCTATCACAAGAGCTGGCTGATAATCCTCAGGAGCAGATCCACCAATATCAGCGAGATCAATACGATCATAAACATCAACAGTAACCGGACCATTAAGATCATCAGAATGACCCACGCCATCACCGACAACAGCGATAGCCCCACCGTCATCAGCCACACGGAAATCAACTAAAGCGAGAACCTCAGTAGGTTCACGAAAAGCCAAATATTGTCCACTGGAAACAAGCGTAGACGCTTCAAGCCCACTAACCCTATCCCCGACTGTCGCATAACTACCAGAAGGGGTTCCCCCTAGCTCAGTTACAATATCGTTGATATGCGCTGCACGAATAACATCGCCGCTCCCATCCCCAGGGACAGCATCGTCTTCTAGCGGAACCCCACTGTTAGGCGGATATGCCATTGCAAACTCCTCCGGTTTTAACAAAAATCAAAAAATTTGTAACCATATTCTATTCCTAATCGGTTAAGTAGCATCCAACAAAATTGAAAAAAGATACTTCCAAACCGTTAGGGATAACATTTTCGGTGCCCAACAGGTCAATCGAAACAACCAAAATAAGCGGATAGTCCAAAGCGAACAGTGGCAAAGTCCCCGTATCTAAAGAAATGTCAACCCGCTGCCCGTTGGAGACTGCTGTGCCGTCAAGAACTGAGAACGAATACCGTTCAGACCAAACCTGAGATTTATAGGTTTTTGCACCATCCAAAAAATCACCATTTGAACGATATAAAGCAAAAGTTGCTTTAGCTGGAACATCCCCGTAATCGCTTTCATCTATTTGCAAAATAAGCGAAGCACCAATTTTCAATCTTCCAGAAACAGCACTTTCGGGGAAACGAACCTGCGTAGCAGCATAAAAACTTGAATTATCGATAGATGCAGCTTCAAACCACCCTGACCCAGGCGGCAGAGAAGCATTGCCAGGCGACCCATCAGGAACAGCAACCTGGTATCCGACGTTGTTTTCTACCAGCTCGGTATACCAATCTTCATCCCAGTCAACGAACCTCCAGATGTTAGTCCCATTCCAGGCCTCAAGATTAGATCCAACAAAACTCTGATAATCACCTCCGCACCCTAAAGCCGAAACTATCTCGGAAACTATTACCGATTCAACGATTGAAGCAGAAGCGCCTTCGTCGTCATAAACGGTTAGGACCACACGATAGGTGCCGCCAGAAGACCAGGTTTTAGAAAGATCCGCCTGATCAGATGTTGTCCCATCACCAAAATCCCAAGAATGAGCCGTTATAGTCCCATCGTCATCATAAGAATTTGAGCCGATCAGACCGTAGGGGATACCGGCTACAGGTTCACCGACACGGTCAATCACCGGAACTGGTGGCTCGTTCACCACCATCGGATCTACAATCTCGATTACCGTAATAGCCTCATCCACACCTGAAGTCATTGAAACAATGTACGACCCGGCAGCATCATAAGAATGCTCCAGCGGATCAGGATCGGTTACAACAGGAAAAGTTGTGAATCCGATAACTTCATCAACTTCAAAAGGATTTGAACCAATAGGTTCAATCGAAAAATCTGGGGCAACCGAAACTAAACGAAAACCTGGTACCTGTACCGATCCTTGAAACGGGGTAACACGAATCGCAAAACTATCGGTGCGGACTTTTTGGGTGGGAGTAAAAGTCGCCGTAATCAGCCCATCCCATAAAGCGTTTATTATATAACCCTGCCCATAATCGGTTCCAAACTCCCCTAAACCTGACCAAACCCCAGGGATCACACTTCCGTTAGGAAAGGAAATAACAGAAACCCCAAACCCGCCAGCCCTTAAACCGCTGCCGATCTCACCAAAATCAACTTCTAAAGATTCGACAAGAGCATTAGGTGCAGGGTACCCATAAGCCCGAAGATAAGAAGCCCCAAACAAGGTTTCGATGTCATCTTCAGCCCAACCTAAAACAACTTGCCGATACGGGTCGGGTCGCACAAACGCACCATCAGAATCAACAGTTGTTTCCCCTTCGGTCGCACCGCTAATCACAGTGACACGTTGAGAACTAACAGCTGAAGCCCCATCGTCATCTCTGACAGTTAGCGTGACCGTATAGTACCCGGAAGTTGTCCACGCTTTAGTTGGCGACTCGGCTGTTGATCCTGTGCCATCATCAAAATCCCACAGATACGAGACAACAGTTCCATCCGAATCGGTTGATACCGAATCTAATGTGACTGTCTCATTGACCAAAACGGATGAAGGAGCGCTAATAATTGAAACGGGTGCCAGATTTATAGGGGAAATTATTATCGAATCTGTTTCTGTTGCTGTAGCACCGTCATCATCGGTGACTCTCAGGCTTACCGTATACGTTCCAGCGCTCAGATATGTGTAAACCGGATTTGCTTGAGCGGATACGCTTCCATCACCAAAAGTCCAAAGATAAGAACTGATTGTCCCATCAGGATCAGATGAACCCGCAGAAGAAAAAGTGACCGGAGTGCCCGCTATTCCCGTAGGCGGAACCGTAATTATTGCAATAGGTGGAAGATTCGGAGGCGGTTGGCTGCTAATAAAAATTGATTGTGTTTTACTAGCGGTTTCCGCATCGTCATCAGTTACCGTTAACGTAACCAGATACGGCCCGTATTGGACTTTTTGGCTTACATTCCATGAGGTTGAGCGGCCAGCTAATTGGTTAAATTTTGTTAGTGTGATGCTGCCAAATGGTGGTATGTACAACGATCCGAGGGATAGACCCATGATCGCAGGACCGTTACCGTCAGTGCCTGAGGATAGACAATAGTTATAGATGCTTTCTAGTTCATTTACACCAGAAACAGTTTGATCGTTGTTGCCATAATCGGCAATAGCCATATGTGAAATGTTTTTCGTTTTTGCCCACTGCCGAAAATCGGTTAAACCTGTAGGGTAACCTACGGTTCCGATCGAACCAGAACTAGCAGCCGTAACGTACTTGATCAGCCCATAAAAGTCCCATTCGGCAAGAGGTTCCAAATACGAATCAGGGTTATACGCACCAAGCTGATCGCCTTCCCATGTCGTAGACTTAAAGATCGGCGCAAAAGAAATATTTGTTGCATTTATCTGATTCAAGATTTGACGGAACTTTACCTGAACAAGACGCCATTCTTCTATCGTAAACCAGTCTTCAACCCCTACATAATATTCTGGGTTATCCCAAACGCTTAACCATATCGGCTTATCAACATTTTTTAGACTAGTCAGCAAAGCCAAAATATTTGCGTCTTCAGAACCAGCTATCACACGGTCCACTGGAGGGAAATAAGAAAACCAGGGCATGCGACCAGCTGCGGTCGTCACAGAAGCCGCTGTGACCCGATCTGCGGGGTTCCACGCCGGTGTCAGCACCCCAGGAGCATTCGGCGACCCGGAGAGCCTATGGATACCCAGCGATTTACCTGCTTGGTTTTCGTATCTATCTTTAAAGAAGGCGTTAATACCTGATGGCACGCCAGTGTAAGTCGCACCCAGTCTGACTACACCATCAGGGGTGTTTCCAGGCAACGGAGGCACATCAGAGGCTTGTGTATAAATTTTTGATGGTGAAGCCGACGCCGAAGTTGTTCCATCACCAAAATCCCAAGAAACTGAAACAATGCTTCCATCAGTATCCGTTGATAGTGACGATGAAAAGTTTTGGGTTTCACCAATCCGACCTATGCTCGGCCCTGTGATATTAGCTACAGGTGGCACATTTGGGGCCACTGGAGCCGTTACAACGATTTCCGTGGACGCTATATCAAAAACACCTTCATCGTCAGTGATTGTCAACGTAACAACGTAGGTCCCTGCTTCAGTGTATGTATGTGAAGCAACCGCATTAGTATCTACGAAACCATCACCAAAATTCCAGTAATACGAAGTAACAACACCGTCACCAGGGACAGAAGACGAAGCATCAAAATCAACAGCTACAGGCAACAACCCCGAAGTAGGAGCAGCTTCTATGACAGCTGTTGGTGGAAGGTTTTCCGAAGGCGGAGGAGCTATAGCAATTTTATGAGAATCAGGCTCACCCTGAATTGAAGAAATATCGACAACTTCAAAAAGGCTATAATCAAATGCGTTACCGACCTGGTCTTTAATATTATTTGGCCACGAGGGGTCATTCGGTGCAATAAGTTTTGGTTGCCCTCCCCGGTCGAATAGCATAGCCCCATATTTTTTTAGGGTTCTTGCTATGGCCCTGGCTGGTGCCGATCCAGACAGCACATCATTTTCATCAAAACTTGCAGAAAGACGAATTATTTGACCCGCTTTAAGACCTTCAGACAGCTGGCCATCAGACCCCCTTGCAGGCCATACGGCATCGCTCGGATCAAGCGCTTTATAATTTACAAGAGTAAAACCGAGCATATGCCCAAGGTCTTTATCTTCTTCACAATCTAACAGGTCCTGATAAGTAAAGAAAAATTGGGCTATAGGTATCTCCGCCACACAAGCACCGTAAGCAAACTCCCCTAGCCCTGCACTCTGGTAACGAGAACCCGTAGGATAACCCGCATAGGGAGACCGTGGAAGATCATACGAATCCAGGTCCCACGTTACCGCATTCTCACAATCTGCACTAGAGCCACTATAACCAATCGCTTCGAATAGCTCTCGATTGTTTTCGTTCCAACATATGGCATGCCGATCACCTGCTGCTTCACCGATCGAAGCGGTGTAGTTGCCGCCAAGCAAGAATGAGGATTTGTAGGCCCCCTGCTGTCTTAAAGCTGGGAAAAAAAGATGTTCGTTAATCGAATCATGGGTTTTAACATTTCGTTCACCCACGATCATCGCAGGAGTAGGAATCCAATAACGATAGTCCACTAGAGCCGGAGCGCTATCAGACCAATACCCGACCTGCCAGCCCAGATCCCATTGCTGCGGAGTGGTAGGCTTAAATGCCATATGCCGGTAAAGGTTTCCTGGCTGAGCGGCCTGATAATTTCCTGTCGAAGTCATAATGGCTGCGCTGTCTGGATCGACAGGAAGCTCATCGACAGGCGTATTGAAAATAGAATCCCGCCAAAAAGTAGCCCTATTAGGCCGATGTGGGGGATAGTCCCATCTGGGCCCTTTAGGTCTCGCACCCGTACCCCTGACAGTAACAGTTCTAACCACAGAGATAGCATCACCATCATCCGTGGTAACGGTAAGCCTTATAGGGTACTGCCCTGCAATATTGTAAACCTTTGTTATCGAAAAAGAATCCTGGATAACACCAAAACCATCAGCCAAAAGCCCACTAGTCGGCAACAAAAGCAAACTAAGCAGACCATCATAAACAGCAGAACCAATAGGGGGAATCGAATTATAGGCAGTCGAAATATCCGCAGCACTCGAATAACAAACAGCCGCCACACGGGCACCCGCATCATCATAAGCAGAACCTAAAGCATTCTCAAAAAAAGCATCATGAATGGCAGCAGCAGTCGCATCAAAACTATTCGAAGAATAATTACTTATATTCAAAACAAGATTCTTATCACGAAGAAAACGGCGAGCTTTAAAATATGCCTCATAATTCTGCGGACTAGTAGCTATACTCCCAAAACTGTTTTGCACACGAAAATCTGCACCAAAAAAGTCCCAGCACCCATCAATCCACCAACTAGCAGGATCAACTCCAACAGTATTGAAAGTCCCAACAGAAAGAACCGGAGCAAAAGCAATATTAATAGCACCAGAGGCATCTAAACGTGCTTTAAACCTCTGCTGAAAAGAACGCCAATTAGCAAGCGTATAACCAGAACCGCTACTAGCGGTCTTTACCGTAGCCTCAGGTTGCGGCTCAACCGAAATCCATACAGGACCATCAAGATTCTTAAGACCCGCAATTATACTATCAAAATGCCCATCCCGTGCACCAGTAGCAGCAGCAGCCCAATTGTCGACCTTAAAAGAAACCCAAGGCAAACGAAACTTAGACAAAGCCTCAGTAGCGTCCGCAGACACGCTAAGACTATCGGCCCATTGGCGGTACAATCTTTCAACACCGACACGATCACCTGAAGGATCTTGCCAACGTGAACCAATATTGCTATCAGAGAATCCAATTCGCATCATCCCAGGACGGATATCGCCTGGGTAACTATCGGTTTGGCTATAAGCTTTATCTAAAGAAGTGCTATCTCCCCAATCGAGGAGACGATTTAGCAAAACATTTGGGACCGAAGCCGAATAATTTGCGGTAACCGTCACAGTAAAAGGGGCATAACCGTAACTCTCAGAAACTGTTAAAGACGAAATAACTGGTGCCATCAGCGAGCCGCCCGTGCAGTAACCGAAATAGTAGCGTCAGGTAAACTCCCATACCTTGTAAAAGCCAAATCGGCTCCCGAGACATCCAACGACCCAACAGGCCAGGCCCCACCATCAGTAACATAATCACCTGTTATATCCTCAGGCGCTATACCAACAATATGATTAGTAGTCGACACAACAATTGACAAATCCTCAACACGGGCAACACCAGCAACATTATTAATCGCAGTAACAACCTCGTTGTAAAAAATAGTATCCCCCCAAGACCAATAATTTGGAGTCAAATACTTACTCAACGCAGCATTCACCGAATCCGTCACAACACGCGTAGGATAACCCGCAGAACAAATAATTGTCACATTCACATCAATCGGCACAAGATGAGGTGGAACAATATCGATTTGCAACCCGGCTACAGCACGCTGCATCAAATCCGATGCCATCGCCCGAGATTTTTCCACCGAAAAAGAAGCACCATTCAGGCCGCACGCATAAATAGTAAGGTAACCATTCGCAGGCAAAGTTTCAGCAATAAGATCAGTCCTCGGCAAATCATTATACTTACCAACAACCGCTAACCGACTATACGCTTTAACCCGATAAACATCAGGATATTGAGCCAACAAATACTGTTCAAACTGCTTAGGCAACACAAGAGCCTGGCTATAAGAACTCAACTTGCCTATAGCGCGAGCAAAATACTCTGCATCAGTTTCAGGGTCAGACCCTGCATTCAAATCCTCATCCAAAATAGCCGTATCAATCCAAGGAATAGCAGAAAGCACCCGAATGAAAGTTCCGGCTTCCAACACAGGGTACCGCTCGTTAAGAATGCCTTGGACGGGAACAGTCATCGAAGTGTTCAACTTGCCAACAAAAACATCTTCTGTAGATTCAAACACATATAGAATTGAGTCGGTTCCGCCTGCATCCAACCACCCAAACCTTGTCCCCTTTTTAAGGGTATGACCATCTTCGTCCGATAAAGCCAATTCGAGTACAGCAGTCGGCCTCGCACCTGCTAGCCGTTCAATCTCGAACATCTGAAGAACCGCTTCAGTGATAGACGAAGTAGTCCTATTAAGCGCACCCAGCAACTCGCCACTAACCCCTGAGGCTGCTTGCAGCAAAGCATCCTCAATCGAACCCACAGTAGGAGTCCATTCCGGTAGCGCCGCTCGCGCATACGCTACCGACGCATCATAAATATCGCTTGGCTGTTGATCATAAATAGTCGGATCAACATATGGGCTAACATCAGGCGATGCCATTACAGTTCACCAATCCTTTTAAACGGTATCTCAACAGTAAGAGTTTGATCATCATTCCAGCGTTCAATCACATCTTCAATATAAATATCATAAAAGTAAGACCCACAATTCATCATGAGCCCACCGCGATCAAATCCAAAGAATTCTGATTCCGTAACACCAAACGTAGGCCGCAATGAAAGCTCGCCCATGTTGGTCCTGGCGACAGAGGCTATGCGTTGGGCCGCCCACACCTCAGAGTCAGTGTCATGGGTTTCTGCGGAACCGCGTGTGATCTTGAATGGAAATGCTAGGCCTTTTGCCATTAGGCTTCTAGGCTTTCGATTCGTGCTTCTAGTGCTGTTATTTGGGCTTTGAGGTCTTGTACAGCGGCAACTGTTAGGGCTGTGATATGGTCTCCGTGATAATATTCTGGGTCCCAACCTGTTATATCATCTGCGGATTCTTCATTTGCCATATAAGTAACTAGACTTGGGGCGTCTTCCATAAGCTCTTCAACAATGAACCCATACTGTGGGCTGATCGCATGTAAATCGGAAACTAATTCGCTTGCCCCTGAGGGGGGTTTCGCAGTATAATATCTTGGTCTAATTACATCAATAATTTCCCAAGGGTCGGCAATAGGAAAAATATCATTTTTAAATTCTCTCCTTGACACAAACGAAACAAGTACCCCAAAGCCACTATACCCATAGAACCCCGAGGCCTCGCCACCTGTTACAGGTAAGGCACCAGCGCCACTGGGGCCGAATCGACCCAAGAATGTGTAGCCGTTATCCCAGAATTCTATCTGACTTGTACCTTTTTGACTGTTATAGAGCCTTATTCCATCATCTTGATCCCTTCTACCCAAGAAATGTGAATAAGAGGCATTGCCGTTAATCGCAAACCATAACCCTGCAGGATCCAAATAAGAAGACTGAAGACTCAAACGCCCCCCAATACGGTGACCCGCACCACCACCAGTCCCAATAACCACACCCCCGACAATAGCGCCCGCAGCATTATTAATAAAAAGGTCCCTAGTGGGCTGATTGCTTGGCCTAATATAAACTGGGCCTCCATAATTTACATGCACAGGAGAAACAAGAGCATTTGTAGCAGTAATATCGCCAGCGCCAAGAGCTACTGCTAAAAGATTCACAACCGTATAACTCTGGCCAGACAAACGGCCCGGAGGAAGCGTCCCAAAAGTAAGCTGACTAGCATTCATAGCCGTAGCGTTAAGATTCCCAGCAACCGTCACATTCCCAGTGATCGTTAAACCACCCCCAGCGTTCAACGTAGAACCCAACTGCGTGATACCCGTATACGCACCCGCCAAACGAGCCGCAGGGACCGTACCAGAAGTAAGCTGAGTCGCATTCAAATTACCAGAAAAACTACCAGCCGAAACAGCTACGGTGGTACCAAACTGGACAGCACCACCCAAAGGATTAATCTTCAAAACCCCAGCAGCCGAACCAACCCGAGCCTGAATCGTATCCACCGCAGTAAGCGCAACAGACCCAGTCACAGACCCCAAAGCAACATTAGCGCCACTAGTAAGCCCAAAAACAGCCTGACCCGAAGTGCCCCCAGCCAAAGAAATCGGAAGATGCGACCTAGAAGCATAAAAAGGCATCTGAGGGCTAGCAGCCCCAACACCCACACCAAAATTATTTATATAAGTGCCAGCAGCACTAAAACTGCCACCAGAACTAATACCACCCCACCCGGTACCAGTCCAAACATACGTCAAAAGCGTGTCACTCTCAAAAATTGTGGTACCAGCAGGAACATCCCCCAAACCAGGACGAGTCGTAGAAGTACAAACAACCGGAGGAGCAAAAACAAGACTATTCGAATCACGAACAACCCCAAGAACAACAAGGCTGTCAGCACGATTCTCAAAAAACACACACGCCACACGCTCACCCTCGCGAGGCAAAACAAGCGAAGAAACAGCCAGAGGACCATACTGGACTTCCACGCTAATCCGAGGAACAATCACCCAAACGCGCGACAACTCCTCGTTAACGTTCGTGACAAACCCATAATAAATGCCATTCGGTCTAAACGAAACACTCGCCGTTGACTCTGGATTACTATAATCACTCATTTTAAAATCCCTCTACGCTCAAACCGCCGCTTAAGCAGTTGTTTCTTCTTTTTGCCTAAACCTCGCAGGGGTCCGACCCGACACCGAAACGGGAAGACCAGAATCCTCCTGCCATGATACTTCAGTAATCAGAAATGGACTGTTAAAAGTCGGAATACCAGTAAAATTTATTGTCATCCCAGGACGCAACTGGGTAGCGTTCGCCCGATCAAACAACGCCGTAAAATCAGCCTCATACGGGTCGTTATCAGAACGCCTAAAAGTAGGGCACTCAATAAGCTGGTAATAAGAACCTTCGACCGAAGGCCACCCAGATGTCACATTCCCCCACCTGCCCAAAAGCCAAAACTGTGGCGCAAAATACACGGTCCCATCAACTTCAAAAACAACATACTGGGCGTCCCCAGCGACCCGACGCATAACATCCCAAGCAGACTCCATATTCTCATAAAATTGCGTTGTAGTAATAGTTAGCTCTTCAGGACTATCAACCCCAACATACCTCAAGCCTTGACTATTAGCAGCATATTTCACAAACTCGCTAGGCGAAGTAGCCCCAAACGCTTCAGGGGTTTTATTACGCTTCAAACGCTGAATACCTCTCGAACGGGCTTCAACAGTTATAGAAGGATCAAACCCCCCAGCCGCCTCAACGTTTATCGAAGCAATTTCGAATGACGCCAAAAAATATTGCACTTCTCGGCGGATCACAAAATAGTTATTATTAAGCATAGAAAACCCTGGGTCTCTAAGCTTAATAACCATTTCAGACGCATAATCCATCGTGTAACTAATAGTTACAGTTTCTACGAGTTCTTCAACGTTTGCTCGTTGGAAAGAGTTAAGACCGGAAAGAATTATAGGAAGAGCCATTAGTCTGTGAAAGGATTTCCATCGGCAGCAGTAAACGGTATCCCATTTCTCGTAGAAACAGGGGCCTGCACCCTCCTCGGAGGATAATCCGTATAAGAAATCGGAGATAAAAAAGTAACCGGAATCGTAGGATTCCGCTCCTCCGTAACAGTCATCTGAACATCAGCCTGAGTAGCCTTATTATCCAAATCTCGATTCAAAACAGATATTTGCATATCGGTGATACGCCACCATGCCGTATACCGACCCCTGATAGTCCGCACGCCCTGGAACAGCATCCTATCGACACCGCCAGTAAAATAAACGGGGAAAGGTACCGTTGCCATAGCTCTCAAAACCGCAATTTCGATTTCCACATTAGCTTGCCCCCCAGTAGCCCTATTAGCCAACCTAAAATTAAGAGCCGCTTTAGTTAACTGGTAACCGGTAAAAGATAGTAACGGATACTTTCCGGCACGCTTAACTTCCTCATAAGAAGCCGAAATGTTTTCAAAATTGACTTCGACGGGAGCATAAGGAAAAACAAAAGTTGTAGGCTCGCCAAGAGAAAATTGTGTCATCAAAGCCCAAGAGTTTGACCGGGTATATCCACCATAATTTTCAAGCCAATACTTATTTTGAAGATTTACAGCTACCCTTGCCATCAGATACGCTCCTTCCGTGAACGGGTCTTACGATTAATAATTGTTTCTACAGCGCGAGCAATTTCTTCAGGAGAAGCATTCGGACCTGCCGTAATATTAAAATTGTATGTCCCAGAATTACCGATCATAGCTGGTGCGGTTGTCGGTGAGACTATCGGCATTTGGGTATCGCCTACGGGTGCGCCTGCCCCTGGGACGACATGCAGGTGTCTGCCTCCGGCGTTGTGGAACTCGGCGAACCCACCGTTGTCTTGTGTGAGTTGTTGGTATGCTCCGAGGTTTTGTCCGGTTAGGTCATAGGCGTTTCCTGTAGCGTGGTCGGAGTTTATTGATCCTAGGCCGTCTGTTCTGAGGCTAGATACGACTGAGCGTTTCCCTGCGATACCGCCGTCTAGCTGGTTGTGTTTTGACATGGTTCTTTGAAGACGGCTACTCGCTGTATCCGCCTCGCCAACTTTTGCATTAGGATCGTAGAGCGGGTTTCTATTGCCATTTATGTATTCATAGTCACCGCCTACGTCATATCCGCCACTGACGGGAAGATTGAATGGCGCTGCAGGCTTGATAGTCCCATTGGCTACTAGCCCATCATACCAACCAGGATTTTTTGTATACCACGCAGGAGGATTAGAAAAACCAGTTTTGACGCCTAACTGCGTGGCATCTACAATAGCCCTCTGTTGAGCATTTAAAGAATTATAAAGCCTCTCCTGAGCACCCTGCGCAGTATCAAGAGTAGTCGCAAGATCCACATCTATACCCAAACCTGCAATCAAAAAGTCTGCAGTCGCCTTACCGGCATCAGGCCCAAGCAGCTTAGCGGCATCCCTCTGCTCCTTTGTGGTCTCTTGGGTTACTTTCAGCCCCTGAGTGGTTATAAATTTTAGTTGTTCAGTAGTGGCAGTATCCAAATATTTTTGCAAAGCCTCAGCGCCAGGACCCGTGAGAGTCTGCCCGCTCCGAGCTTCCAAAGAAGCAACAACTTGCCCCCTAGCAGCATCTTCTTGAGAAGTACGAAAAACCTCGTTAACAGCATCATAAGCCTTCTTATTCTCAGGTGCCTGAAATTCCTTACGGCGACCATACAAAGGGCCATCAGGATTGTTCCACTGAGGAGAATTAGGGCCCATCTGCTTCACAAAATATGCTTGCGCAGCAAAAACATCGTCAGGGAACAGGTTCATAGCCTGCTCGGCTACAGTCTGTTGAAAAGTCCTTTTTTGTTCATCAGAAAGAGGCCCTTGAGTATTGCGAATATCTTCACCACCCTGGTTTATCGCCTCCTGAGCTTTCTGAGGGGCAAAAACTTCATCGAAAACTCTTGCAATACCCTCAAACGAAGCTTTACGCATAGATTCGTTTAACTCATCTATAGTTTTAGGTATAGCAAGACCAAGCTTTTCCAGCCCGTCCACAGCGGTCAAGGTTGCGTCGTACAAATTCAAACCCATTGAGTCAGATAGCTTTAAAATTTCTTCTTCAGTTTTCCCTGACGCTTGAGACAGGTTGTCAAGGTTGTATTTGAAGTAACCACCAAGAACGCCTGCCACCTTAGTTGCAGAGTCAGCGGCCCTATCTTGCGCCTTTGAAAATGATTTTGCAGAAGCTTGATCATCCTGGCCCTTGGTTGGAGCATCAGCGCTCAAACCTTGTGTTTGAAGAGCCTTACGGGTATCAGCTGTCATCAGCCCGCTATCGACCATTGAATTAAGAAGAACATCCCTCTGATCTCTAAAATCTTTAATACCGTCAGTAAGGGCATCATCAAATTCTTTTCCAGCATCTTCAATACTCTCATAAATTGCTTTTTTTGATTTTTCTGGCTTATTGCCCACTTTTTGTGATTCTATATCAACATCATCAGCTCCTGTTTCTTTTCGGATGAACGCTTTCCGGTCAGCCTCCGAAGTTTTAATACGATCTGCAAGCCCGCCGCCGTTGCCTTTATCACCATAAAGCTTTGTATAAATAGAATCACCAGTTTCAGAAAACAGCTTATTAAACTGCTCTGGAGCAGCAGCCAGTCCCTGCATTATCTGTTCCGGGGTTTCCCTAGCAGCGACACCACCATAAATAGAACTCATATAAGAATTTGTTATACCCTCACGCCCAAGCTTATTTCGCTCTTTATAGCTTTTCTCATCATTAGAAGCACCCATAGCACCACCACCGATGCCACCAGCAATGCCACCAACAAGGCCGCCGATAACGCCACCAATAACTGTGCCTGGCCCAGGAAAAAGGCTACCAATCATTGCACCGATAACGGCACCCCCCGTAGCACCACCAATAGCACCAGCAATAGCACCACCCTTAGCAGTCTGAGCAGTCGCAGCAGTACCTATACCCGCCACAGCACCACCCAAAAGAGGGTTACCAGTCATAGCGCCAACCATGCCACCCGCCATCATCGAACCCTGAGCCTCATCAGCCATAAACGGGGTAGCAGCCATCATCGCAAAAGGAAGAGCCCCTCTAGCCGCATTGCCAGCAGACGAAGCAGCGCCTCTAGCTTTCATAGCCATTTGCTGACCTTTAGTAAGCGGTGGAGGTGCTTTATTAACCCCAGCAGTAGAACCACCACCACTCCCCGAAAAACCACCACCCTGCCCTCTAGCAAACTTAGACCCAGTACCACCACCATTAACGTTGACGGTCGTAGCATTAACCGTCATCGTCCCCGTAGTCGCAGAAGTAGCCCCACCCCCAGGACCCCCAGGCCCTCCCTTGCCACCAGACCCAGGCATGCCCATCGACTTACCCCGACCACCCCAAAAACTATAACCCTTACCCTTAGCAAAACTACTCTGAGACCCAACACTCTTAACAGCCTGACGGCCCAACAACAACGCAGCAATACCACCCATACCCTGCATCTGGTCCATAACACCACCAGACTTCTCACCCGGCTCCTTCTTCCCACCAAAAAGAAGTTTCGCAACAGGACCAGCAATATCAATAATCTGCTTAGAAATATTCGCAATCATATTAGCGATCATTGTCAAAGCAGGCATAATGTCAACCAGAATCTGCTTCATACCTTGAAACAACCGCTGCCCCTGAGCAAAAATCTTGCTTACAGCCTCACCAAAACCAACAAACTCACTTCTATTCTCAACAAGAATCGTACTCAAACTATTTACCGACTCGCCAACGCCACCAAAAATCTGAGAAAAAATCGGCATAAAAGAATCAATAATAACCTGACCGCCCTTTTTAAGCGGCTCAAGGTACGCAACAAAACTCCGAAACCCGTCCCTCAGCCCGCCACCCCACTCACCAATCTTCGACAAAAAACCTTCCGCTTTAGGCAAATAGTTACCAAAAAACGTGGCAGTCCAGTCAATCAGTTTCCGTGAACCCTCAACGAGACCATCAATAAAAGAACCCGAATCGTAGGCACGCAAACTTGCGCCGATCCGCAAAAGGCCAACACGAACAAACCCAAAGATTTTATCAAAAGCAACTTGAAGTCCAGGAAGAAAACTTTGTCCCATATCAGCACCAAGACTGAAAATTTTGGTCACATACCCCTTGAGCTGACCAAACAAAGTGTTGTTAACCCCATCCAAAAGGCCAACAACGTTCTTATTAAGTTTGCCTTCTTTCAAAGCGGTAAGAAACCCTTGCTCGGTAGTAGCACCAAGTTTCTGGGCGTTCTTAATAGCGACCTCGAACTCGGAGCCAAGGTCACCGGCGTTTTTAGCCATTGTCCCAGTGATTTTGCCGTTCTTACGCAGCTCGCCTAGGAACGTTCCGGCAGCTGCCATACCTTTTTCCATGTCGCCAGAAGCGACAGCAAAGTCACCCAGAGCCTTAAGAGAACCAGCCATATCGCCGGTATAAGAAGCGCTTTTGGTGATACCTGAGAAAGCTGCGCTCACACCTTTCAAACCAAACACTGCAAGATCAGCATCGGATTGAATGCTTCGCAAACCGCCAATAGCCATCTGCTGCCTGTTACCAAGAGCCCCAGCTTGATAGTTCACGGCTGCCACAGCCCCCTGGTACTGGCGGTAAGCTGCAGCGCCTGTAGCGGCAGCAGCAGTGACAATAGCCATGGCTCCTGCAACACCCGCAAGGGCAAACTGCCAGGCTTTAGCTGCAGCAGCACCAACTTTAAAAGCCAGTGTGATTGCCACTAGCCCGAGCGCGGCGATAGCTGTTTGAGCGGCAAAAGCTTTAAATATAAATGAAACAGTTTTATCTAGATAATCAGCAAATTTGCCAATTATTTTTCTATTTACTTTAAACTGGCTGCCAAGCCTTTTATTTGACTTGTCAAGCCTATCTGTATCTTTTTCAAGGGCGTCGGCTTCCCGGCCCATCCGCATCAATGCCGCTGACGTTTTGTCAATTTCTTTAGTGTCAGCATCAATATCTATATCAATTTTGACTTTTTCAGCCACTAGACCTACCCCCCATCAAAGGGTCAAAAGAAGTTTTGCTATCTTTCATTACGCTTACGCTCAGCTTCAGCGTCAGCTGAAGTAACTTTAGCGCACGCTAAAAGGATAGCCCACTCATCATAGGTTTTATCTAGTAGATCTAGGGGGCTGCAGCCATAAGCCTTAGCAAGCCTAGCCGAGGTGATGATCCAAGGATGCTCCTGAAGCTCCGCGATCACCTCACTGTAGGGTCCACCTGCTCTTCCGAACCAACATCATCGCCATAACCAGCACGATCCATAATCGCAAGAGCCGCAGCCTCAACGTGAGGATCAATACCAAAGAAAGCAATCACACAATCAGGAACCGGAACCTGCGTATCAGTCATTTCGAGAAGCTCACGAGAAGCAAAAGAAATCGAAGCACCTTCAGCGTTCGTTACTTCTTCACCATGCAAAAAGATACCAGTAGTAGTCGCAGCAATAACACGAGCGGCGAACTTAGTAGCATCCATACCATCCTTAGTATTATCACCAGCCTGCTTACGCCACTGCTTCATCTGCGACTGCTGAACATTAGGAGAAACCCTAACAGTAACACCAGGGCGTTCAGGCACCTCAATAAAAACGTCCTGACGGCGAATATGCTTAGAAACAACTTCACTCAACTGCTGAAGCAGATTCTGCTCTGCAGCTGAGTCTGCAGCTAGTTCTGCGGGTGGCTCGACCACATTCTCAGACTTAGGAGAAATGGAACCGTACTCGTATGTATCATTCATAATGCCGACTATATCAACAAGCCGAGACCATGTAAAGACGCACTGAGATAAAAATCTTGACGACTGGGATGCTTAGATTAAAAACATCTCAGTCTGTCAGATCGCAGTACCAGCAGTAGTCCTACCCGAAACTTCGCTAACCGAGAAAGTAAGCGAAAAAGTTGCAGGAGCACCAGAAGAAGCATCACCCTCAGGCTCAGTCACACCGACAAGCAAAGCCAAAGGATAAACACGCTCAGTGCCAAAAACCTTCAAATCGCAATTCAGGTCAAAAATGTTCAGATTATAATAAACTGAACCAACCATCTGACGGACAAGCTTCAAAGCCTCACCATCACGATTTGGATCATAATGACGGGTTACCGTCATATCACCAATCTCAGCCGGAGCGCAAAGCGTCTCAGGGAACTTCGCCCCACCGTCATAAACCTTTTCCACAGATGCGGTAATTTCACCACCAGACACCTGAGCAAAATAGCCATTAAACTTAGGGCCGGTAGCTACAGCACCATTCTTAGATCCTGGTGCAATTTCGGCGACAACCTGCCGCTGCGCAATCTTATTTGACATTTTTCCTCCGGTCAGACAACGCTACTAGTCAAATTGGACTTGATTACATCAATTTCGATGCGATCGCCAACACTGGACACACGGACACCGACCTTAGCTTTCACGATGCCATCAGCTAGTTGCGTAATTGGATTAAGAGCATCAGAAACCTCAACCGAATAACCAGCATCAATTTGACGCCCATCATCAGCGAAACCTTCATAAAGGCCGCCAGCAGAACGAATAGGCTCAAGGATGCTTATCAAACGTGCCTCAACCCGACCAAACACTGAACGGCGACCATCAATAGTCGAAAACACAAGATCTTCAAGAGTGCGATTAGCCTCAGAAGCAATGTAGTTCAAAGTATCACGAGCCGTGATATACCGGAAATTGTCGGTATCAGTCGAAGCAGAACGGGCACCATAAATTCGCACCGTATTCTGGATGACCCGAATAGCGTTAATCCCAGCATCATCCAAGCTGTCACCGAAAGGTTTAGGAGTCGCCACCGAAATACCCGTTACGAAATCGGCAGAAGAAATGATACCCGCAGCAGCCTGCCAAGCACCAAACTCGTTATGAGCCCTTGACCGCTTTGCAGCAACATACCCCTCAGGAGGAATCGTAAGCGAAACCCCACCAGCAGCAGGAATCGTCACATACGGGTAATAGAAAGCCGCATTAGCACTATCAGGGAGCTCCCGAATAGTAACAATCGCAGCCTCAGCGTCACCCACATTTACGATACTCGGATCCATTCCCAAAAGAGCAATCCGGTTATTTACCGAACCATGCTCCAGGATCGCCTGATAGATAATGGCAGAAAACTGTCCGGGGACCGAAACAGCGCCAGCACCATAAGCAATATCAAACAATTCAAGCGAATCAATATAATCCTGATCGACCAGAGCGTCACCGCTCTCCGCCCCCTCAGCAAGAGGAGTCTCAGATACCTGAGCCAAAGTCGCCGAAGCGTTCAAAGAAGTCGCACTCACATACAACTTAGCAATCTGAGAAGTATTAATCTTCGAAACAACCTCAGAAACATTAGCTACGAGATTAGTTGAATAGACAAGATCGCCATCATCATAAAGACGAACCGTAAACTTCGGTGCAGCAGTCAACGAAGTCGTAGACGAAACCGTCAAAGTGTCAGACCATGCACCAGCATTCGCCGCCGTAAGCCGCAAAGCCGCCACATCATCATCGTCAAGCAGTTCAAGGATGCCAACGTCTTCAGCGTTCGAAACACGAACAACATACGCCTGAGCCCCACCCTCCTCAAAGAAAGTCTGAAGCTGCTGATACAAAGTGAAATTCACATCATACCCGCCATAAATCGATACAAACGACTCAAGCGAAAGCACCCTGCGGGCCACATCAAGTGGGCCACGCTTCGAGGTCCCAGCAACAAAAAATGTTGACGCAGGAGCGATATTGGTTGCAGTGGGAGCACTGCGAACCGCGGTGTTAACGACTACACCCGGCATAGACTTTCCTCCAACCTCATATGTGAATCGGCTACCGTAAGTCGAGGCATGAGACAGAGTTTACAGAGAGCAAACGTCCTGCAGTGTAGGTTATTAAAAGTTTGGATCAGCCGGTGTCGGCAAAGGCAAACTTTCAATATCAAAAGATTCTAATTCTGCGATACCACGCCTGGAAACCGTCTCCTGCAAACTCAGATCATAACCAAGATAAGCCCCAGCCATAACCCGCTCACCTTTCAAAGGAGTCAAATCAGACCACTCCTCAGTAAGAGAACCCTCTTCTAACAAAACATCCCTATCCTCAGTATCAGCATACGTTAAACATGGGTAATCCAAAAGAGCGGACCGTACAACAGTCGTCAAATTATCTCGGGTTTTAGTACAAATCTCAGGACTATCACCACGACACCAAATGTAAGTACGAGTAGAATAAGTAACCTTATAAATAGGGTCACCATCTATCTCATAATCAGAACGCAAAAACGTCTTAGTGCTTGTCACGATTGTATGAATCGAAGGCCAGGCATCAATAGCGACCGGCTCGTAATCAAGATATTTGACAGGCTCAGGGAGCAACTCGTCATCAAGATTCCAGGCGTTACGATACAACTGCAATCTGCTAGGCAGATCCGCTTGAAGATAACTCGTAACGAATTCCTTTGCCACACGAGGGCCTTGCATGGGTGACCATTCAATAGTCATTTTCCGAACAAGGTTCCTCTCACGATATGGCTCGCAGCAGCATCCCCAACTTGTTTAGCAAAACCAGCAGGTTCAAAAAGTATTTTACGTTTAGCCATCTTAGTTGTCCCATACTGGTGAAACTTTGCGTATTCTACATTGGTTCCAAATGATGCCGCCTGCGGACTAATAGTATTTTCTGGACCAGATAAAGTCGAAACCGAGTTAAAAAGATTTCCTGTACGGCGCATAATCGGCCATGCGTAACGATCCTTACGGGGGCTCCACCCTCCAGAAGGAAGCCCGCTCGAAGTGAAATTCTCGGCATTAGACAGAGCCAATACGCCTTTAGCGTAAACAAAAACGCCAACATAGTTTAAAGACCTGGCTCTCATCAAAGCCAGTTGTTTTTGGGCTTTAGCTGAGTCGTAATCAACTTTTATTTTCATCAGCCGACCTGTTTACGCCGAAAATTATCAACAGATTTTAATTCATCCTGAGTAAACCCAGTGCTCATAGGAGAAACATCCTTAGGGTTCAAATCCTTAATCCCCACAACATCATCATGCATATTCTGGGCTTCACGCGAAGCAGCACGAAGGATGAGAAGCTTAAAGATTTTGACACTAGGCCCATCAAGGCCAGCAACATAAGTGACTTCTACAAAATCGTTAGACCAAACATTGTAAAGATCAATTCCAAAACGTGAACTGATATAATCAACACCAGGTACCTGAGCCACAGCTGAAGCACCCAGCGATGGTGCGGTCACAGTCACAGAGCTAACAGAAAGAACAGGGGTGTTTCGGAAATATACTGTTATCGGAGGGCTTAACAGCTGCGCAGGAGATTGTACGGCAGAGGTTTGCCCACCATAGGGGCCAGTAGGTCCAAGACCGTACAGGGTTAGGGAACCTAAAGGTAAAGGTTCTTCAGCTATTGACAACCGGTACGTTTCAGTGAACTCGGTTATCTCAAGAGGCTTTCCTATAAAAGATTCTAATTCTGATTGCAAACCTTCAAGGATGTAACCAGCAGCAATTTTTTGCCTATTAGAAAAGGAAATGTCCATGTAGTTCTGGAGGTCTGAGACCTCTACGAGCATGTCAGTCCTAGATTCTAGCGACGACGGCCACGGCCACGACCGCCTGTACCGACTCCGCCTGCTGCCGCACGAAGAGCGCGAGCTGCACCACGGCGAATCCGGTTGACGATATTAGGCCTACGGCTTGTAGCCCTATTAGTGTTAGGGGTAGAAGCAACATCAGCGGAAGCTGTTCCTGCTCGGCGTGCGGCAGCAGCTCTAGCCTGACCACGCTGAATTCTCCCAGCGCCCGTATTAGTCACACCCGCACGAGCCAAACGCTCATCACGACGGGCAAGACCCCTACGACGAGAACGCTCATTCTCAATAAAGTTAAAACGATCACGAAGACGTCGACGTCGCGCAGGACGAGGATTACGACGAACAGCCAAATCTTCGGTACCAGTCCGGCTAGGCCGAGTACTCAATTCCCTATCACGGATATCAACTGGATCGATATTGCAAATCATAAAAACTCCCAAGATTCTATGCAATAGCCGAAACACGCCACGCATAACCGGACTAAGGCTAAAATCAAACTTTACTGCCAAAAAGGGTTACCATAGTTGAGGTTTTCTACTTATCGGCATTAGGTGGCCTCTCGATTACCGGAACCACAGAAGTTGCACCAGCCGGAGCTTCGACAGGAATCCAAGCCGGAGAATAAGAATAATCAGAAACTTTACGCTTCTTAAACAACGTCCCATCTAACATGAGCTCAAACTCGTCAGAAGACATCCTAAGCAAAGTTTTCAACTCCCCATCTTCCCACCGCCCAGACCTAATCAACTTCTGAACCAAACGAGAAACCTGCTTAGCGTGAGGAACACCCCTAGAACGATTCAAACGAAAATGCATAGCCATAGCGTCAAGCTCGTCAACATCAACGATCTGCACCGGCACATAATCACCTAAAACAGCACGAACCTTCTTAGAATCAGCAACTTGCAAACGGTAACTGCCATCAATCACAGTCCCATTCTCCATAGCAATAAGAGGCTGAAGCCAACCATATTCGATCAACGAATCCGTCAACAAACGGACATCTGGACGCAAAAGATAATTTGCCCGCCACGACGGCGGCTTCAAAGAAGTTATAGGCATAGAAACAATATTCATTTTTGATCATCCTGTATATCTAGGGCGTCCAACTCGGCGTCCTGTTGAGCGGCTTGCATCCTTAACGTATGGGCACGAGTTTTCGGCCCAACAGGATTGACCGACTGTCCTGAAAAATGATTTAACAAAAGGTTACGCACCAACCATTCAAGCGGATACGAAACAGGATCACGAGCATACTTTTTGCGGAATTCGGCAGAATAAGACATAGCCCGACCCCTGATCCCAGGGGTTAACATGTTCTCATCTATGCAAGCGCGAACGCCGTCCCACCCGCCAGCAGCGTAATCCGCTATCTGGGTTTCGATATCGTAATCCTTCCACCAACGCCACTGGGCGTCGATCTGCGGAAAACATTCAACTAACCGATCATAAAATTCTGGTTCGGTCACAACAACGTCGTTAAGTCTGCGAATAGCAACAGAATGCAAAGGGATACCCACACGGGTGTTGGCACCAGTGACAGCGGCGACATCATAATATTCGCAATAGCTGGCACCGTGTTCTTCGACAACAAACTTTAGGACATCGTCGGTTGTCCAATCGTAAATGACTTTAGCGAACCGTAAAGGTATCGACTTTTTCATCTTGAATGGGATGACGATATAATTTTCGTGGAGTTTCTGGACACAGGATCGGTAGCGGATCATGGATTCGTTTGCTCGAACACCTGTGACGAAAGCAACCCGACCTTTTTTGCCTTGCATTGTGTAATAGTCGATTGATTCGGTTAAAGCTTCGTTAGGGTCCAACCCGAAGTCTTCGGCGGTGATAGCGCCTTTGGGCATATCGCGGACTAGTCGCCCTTCGGCTTTGCGGGCACCTGACCACAACAGAATATATTCACGGCGTCCCAGAGTCCAAAGCTCGCTCCCGTAGGGCAGGCAGTACCATTCCATGTTTACCCAGTCGTATGAAGCGACTTCTTCGATGAAACTGATTGTCATCGGGGAAACCATTTCTTCATCCCGAAAAATACAATTTACTGGCCCGAGGTTTCGTTCTTCATGTATTTCTTTAGCGAGGTATAAAACGGCTGTGGAGTCTTTGCCACCGGAGAATTGGATGCATACAGTGTCGAACGTGTCGTATACATGCCGTAGCCGTTCTCTTGCAGCGTCAACACAAGTTATGTCATCTAAAAACATTCTTTGTCTAGTCATATCAAACTTTCGGTAAGAGTATTTTGATTTTAAGAAACTTTGGCGTCTTCACGCCGTTTTAGCTGCCGTGCAACCTTTTTGCAATTGCTATCACAGTACAGGTGGCTTGTATTTTCTTGCTTGAAAGGAATTCCACAGGATTTGCAAGGCTTGTACCCTTGGGGTGCTTCTGAGTTCATGCGTTCTTTGGGTCCTAAACCACCAAAGATTCCAAAACGTTCGTACCTGTTTTGTTCTAAACATTCGAGTTGGACTGTGCAGGTAGCGCAAATCTTTTTCGCTTCAATAACTTTTTGATGTTTTACTGGTTCGGGGTCTTCTAGGTCGAAAAAGAATACGCTAGTATTTATCCCGGCACATTTTGCCGAGGATTGCCAGTTTGACATGGGTACTCCTAAATACGATAAGTAGCTTATAGCGTACCGCTGTTAACGGACATTTGCAAATTTGTGGGTCAAATCGGTTTCATATACCCGATTTCAGCTTCTTCGTTTTTGAATACTTGTTCTGCGCCAGACCAAAAAAGTAGATCTCTGGCTGCTATCCAGTGGTTGCCAAAATGCTCACTTCTTGACGCTGCTACAAGGCGGGCTAGTTCTTTGGCTTCTGTTGCAGAACGAAAAACCTCATAAGGTACCTGTTCGGTTATAATGCCAGAACGTCGATCCCCCTCAATTACATTTTTCGTTACTGCTCTAGTCCCCGTTATCGGCCCTGGCTTATTAGCCATAATTTCATCACGATGGTCTTCCAAAGCCGACTCAAGAATATCCAAAAAGTTTCCCTTTTGATCCTCGTCACGCCAATCAAAACCGTTCTTAGGCCAATGCGTAGCACCTTTCTTATCCGCACCACTATGACCGTCAACTTCGATCATAGACATACCCATCCGCCGATAATATTCTTCGTTTCTAGCATTAAAAGCCGAACCAACACCCAAACCTTGAGAAGCCTCATCTATCATTAATTCATAATGCTCAACTACGCCATCTGACTGAAAAACTCGATCACCAAAACCGATTGGCACACCATCTTCAGATCGGACAAGTTTAAATCTGACTCTTAGCCCAGACTCATCAAGATACGTTGAAGTACCCACCGCCTCATAGCTTTTACCGTCAACCCCCATAAAAGGTTCACTTAACAATTCATCAAAAAACTCGCCCCAATCACGAATAATCCCAGATTCCTCACTAACCCGTACCTTCTCCTTATCCCAGGCCGCATGAGCCTCAGCATAATCCTCACCCCCCTCAACGCTACTTTCAAAATCACTTAGTCGAGGTTCAGGATTTTCAAAAAGCCAATCGTTAAAAGCTTCATCCGAATCCCGATAAGGCTCAAACTCGGAAAGAGAAACACCTGCTAAAAGCCTTGCTATATCAACACTGATTTCTGGAGTTGATGTCTCTATGATCGCAGCTTTTTGATCAGCATTTTTACGTCGCTCAAGAAAAGCCGCCTCGGCAGCAGCATCAAAAGCTTCTTCATCCAAATCACCAGAAATCAAAGTTTTTTCAATTAACTCATTTTTCTTAGATTCAAAAACTGCTTTTCGTTTCTTCTCATGATCTCGAACTGCTCTTTCAAGAGCAGCTCTGGCATTATCTTCTCTACTCGAATTTTCGTTATTGACTGAATCAACACGCTCAAGTTCAGCTTTCAAATAATCGTCTTTGGCTTTATCAGAAGCATCTTTCCAAGCTTTAACTGCTTCTTCATAAGCTTTTTCTATTTCAAAATCCGTTAAAGAACTTGGAACGCCTATAGCGTCATCAAATGCGTCATTACCTGTAGGAGCTTCAAAAGTTGTGCGTTCAGGGTAAGGGTTGGCAAGATCCCATTCGTTAAAATAGTTGGCTCTAAGCTGAATTCTTTCTTCATTGCTTAAAACAGGAACTTTTTCAATCGAAAACTGTGGATCAGTCTCTTTTGGTAAAGGATTATCTTTATCCCATTGCTGCATATGCGAAATCAAACCTGAAGAAGCAGGTGCTTTTGAGGCATCAGGTTTGTCTGCATCGGCTTTAGGAACAACCTGATCAGGGACCCTACTTGCCGGTTGCTCTGACCTGGATGCCCGTGATCTTGCATAAAAAGCTCGGGCCTTAGATTCCCACTCTTCCATTGCTACAAATCGAGCAACCTCGTGTTCCCGAAGCGCTTTCTTATAAGCAGCATTAGGGCGACCAGTTGGAGAGCTAGATATTGGGGCAGGGTTTTCTTCATCCCATTTACTTTGAAAAGCGTAACGGGCGGCATCAATATCTTCGTTAGAGATAGCTTGTGGAAATTCGGGTTTTGGCTCATCAGGCTCATCAGGTTGATCTTTTGGGACAGGAGCGCTAACACGACTAGCTACACGCTCATCTATCGATGTTGTAGCAGCTGGCTTGGGCTCTGCGTCGCTATCGGGTTTATCAGCTGGCTTTTCAGGCTTCTTAATCGGAGCAGCCTGCTCCCACCATTTATTATCACCAATCAGCCCATCATTATCAGCATCAGGAGCATCAAGATCAGGCTCCTCGGCATTCGTACCCTTAGGAGGCTTAGGCTTACCAATAGTCCTTTTAGCAGCACGGGATAACCGTTCACCAAAATCTGCTTTGGATTCAAAAGATTCGCCATCCAACTGTTTCATTTTGATTTACCGACGGGCCCTTTGCTGTTTGTAGTCAGCCAGGATGTCGCGTTCTTTAGGCTTCTGCTTCTTCACATAAAAATAGGCGTCACGCGGTTCACGACCAAAATAGTTCAGGAAATCTGTTCGCCAGTCACGATCCCCCTCCAAATACATCAACATCAAATCATCCTGAGAAACCAAAGAATCTTCCAACGCCCCAGTTAAAGCAGCAAAATCGTTTCGCTCATGCGGACCCATGCTCGCCTTCTTCAAAAGGTCACGGACACGCCTAGCAACAGCATTATCAATATCTTTAGGTTTCAAAACAGCCTCCTATGCGACTATAGTCTAGCTTGGTATCATCATTAATTTTGTAAAACAGGGAACTCATGCCAACTTTTCAAGAAATGACAGAACCACCACCAGAACCAGGACCAGCAGACTGGAACGAACAAGGTGTTGTCATCAAGAAAAATTTGCTACCCGAAGAAGTACTTACTAACTACGAACAGTTTTGGCTTACCCAACACTCAGAAAACCCAAAAGGCTGGCCAGACTGCCTACCCTATATGAGACACCAAGAAGTTGCAGACCTTTACTGCAGATCAGAAATTCAAGAAGTTATCACAGAACTACTAGGACAACCAGCAGGACTCCACCTATGCCTCACAGGATGGGTCACCACCACTAGAAACTGGCATCAAGACTCATACCTAAACCCACATTTCGTTGGAGACAACTATGTGGCCGTATGGATCGCCCTAGCAGACATACATCCAGACTCTGGGCCGTTCCAATATATTGCCGGTTCACACAGATGGCCACAAGTTACCTTTTCAAAGATTTCGGAACATGTTGATACGAAAGATCCTTTGTGGCCAAGCTATTCAGAACAAATACTTACCCCGATTTTTGAAGAAGAAATAGAAGCCAGAAATGCGGAAATTACAACATATCTACCGAAACGTGGTGATGTCTTATTCTGGCATGGCCGTCTCATGCACCGTGGATCTCTTGCTAATACACCAGACATGGAACGGCGGGCAGCAATAGGCCACTACTCGGGTATAAGCTCCAGACCAGACATGCCTAAGCCGGAAAGATCTGGTGGCGGATGGATCTTCCCTATTGGCGAAAAGCTTTACAAATAGAAGGACTAAACAATGGAATTGTTAAATGTTGGCTGCGGCACACATTATGCTAAAGGGTGGGTAAATACTGACACCTGGGAAACTGATACGACTAAGCCTGATGTGCGAGTTGCCCCAGGTGAGCCGTACCCGTTTGAAGATGATACTTTTGATGCGGTTTACCTTGGTCATGTCCTTGAACATATTGCTTGGCCCCAAGTTGCCACCTTTTTGAAAGACATATCGCGTGTAGCTAAAGCTGACGCAAAAATTTTGATAACAGGCCCTGATGTCTACAAAACCATAAAACGTTGGTCAGATGGACAAGAACCCTGGTGGCTAGTTGAATCCGTTATGGAACACCAAGGGGTTAATTCAACCCCAGGAACAGTCGAATGGTGGGACGGAGCTTCACACCACTGGAACTGCCACAACGACCGGGTCCTAAACCTGTTAGAAACCCTGGGTTTCACAAACATCAAAGACCGCTTTAACGACATCCCCAAAAACGCTTCTGGGAAAAACTGGAAAGACGATGGGATTACTTGGCCTGTCGTAGGCTTCTGGCACTGGCAGTTTGGCCTGAGTTGCAACAACCCAAAGTGAAAATTCAGGTCTTAACGTAATTTGAAACAGCCTCAGACAAAGCCTCATGCGTTTCGCTACTCGGGTTATTCAAATACCGGACAGCCGCTTGTGCCGTATAGTGCGATGCCACAGTATGCGGCAAACCAGCTATGAGTATCCCTAGCTGAGACCAAGCGTTAGCAAGTTTCGGATCACGATTCTTGATCGCTGTAAAACTTTCGCCAGCACAATAAACCGGATCAGGTAAATTGATTCCGTTTGAAGAGTCTTCGCTTTCCAAATCACCCATTATCTACCCTTTTCGAATAGTCAATATAGGCCTCAATTGCTGGCCAAACGGTTTCCAAAACAACACGAACAGTGCAAGTGCCACAATGGTAAATTGCCTCATAACGCTCATCACGGTCATCAGACCAATCATCATCTTCAAATTCTGTTAATTCAAGAATCTGACCTGCTTTAATAACCGATTCATCAATCAGTTTTAGATAATACAGCTCATCAAATTCCTCTTCAATACGCTTTTTACGACTAAATATTTTCATACATCCTCCGTAGATAATTGCCAGACCATACCACCCCTTTGAGGCACCTGTCAACAATCTAAAATGCCAAAAGATTCACACGATAGCGACACTGCCGCTTCTCCACTAGCGGCTATGGTCATACCATGTATTACTCAGCAGACAACGAACTTATGCTGGGGAACGTTCAAGTAGCTAGAGCTGATCGGCTACCATGTCCAGTCTGCGGCCATCCAAAAGGAGATTGCAAAGGGGCAAGTGAAGCCCCAATCCATGTCCTGGGCACAGACGCATACATATCAATGGACTATGAAGAAACTTTTATAGTCAAAGAAGATGTCTACGAAAACCGTTGGATTTCACCTTATACCGAATGTAGGGTAAAAATAGCTGTAGCTGGAACGGCAATACCGCTTTCAAAAGCTAAAGCTCTCGGTCTTACTAGCATTTAAATTCAACTAACCCAACCTCAATACAGGAGTTAACAATGATAACACCCGAGTTCCTTGAAACTTACGACGCCCGCGTTCCCCCATGGGGTTTCGGTGGAATGGGCGAGGCAACAATGCTTCGAACATATTCCCGCCCAATTCCAGGACTAGACCGAAACGAAACATGGCTCGAAGTTTGCACCCGGGCAGTGAATGGGGCAGTCGATATTGGCGCTGAACTCTCCAAAGAAGACGCCGAAAAGCTTTTTGACCACATGTACGACCTTCGTGCAAGCGTCTCAGGCAGAGCACTCTGGCAGCTAGGCACACCACTAGTTGAAAGAATGGGCGGAGCAAGCCTCCAAAACTGCTACTTCAGCGACGTCGAAAAGATCGAAGATTTCGAATTCATTTTTGACATGCTAATGGTCGGAGGCGGAGTCGGATTTTCTGTCGAACGAGCAAAGATCCACGAACTACCAAAAGTAAAAAACGCTGTCACAATCACGCACGAACGCAGCAACGACGCCGACATAATCGTCCCAGATAAACGAGAGGGTTGGAGCCGTCTCCTTCACGCAGTACTCAAATCGTACTTCTACACAGGCAAATCTTTCAGCTACTCAACAATTCTAATCCGAGAATATGGGGCCGCTCTCAACTCTTTCGGTGGAACAGCTTCCGGCCCAGGAGCGCTAATCGAAGGCATCGAAAAGATTTGTAAGATCATGGACAACCGGATTGGCAAAAAGCTCCGATCCATCGACGTCCTCGACATTGTAAATATTATTGGCGAAATGGTCGTCGCCGGATCATCACGCCGTTCAGCTCAGATCGCTATTGGCGACCCAGACGACATCCTTTTCCTGCGAGCCAAGAACTGGGAATCAGGGACCATCCCAGGATGGCGTGGAAATTCCAATAACTCCATCTTTGCTGACGGTTGGGAAGAAATCCCTACTGAACTGTGGAAGGGATATCAGGGCACCGGCGAACCTTACGGGCTTATCAACCGTAAGCTTGCCAGGAAAGTTGGCCGACTCGGCGAGTCTATGCCTGACCCAAGTGTTGATGGTTTCAATCCTTGTGCCGAAATTGCGTTGGCTTCAGGGGAGTCTTGTAACCTTGCAACGCTTTTCCTTCCTAACATTCGTTCGTTTGAAGAGTTTTGCGAGATTAGCCGTTTGCTATATTTGGTTCAAAAGTCGACAACAGAACTTTCGTACCCTTACGAGAAAACAACTAAAATTGTTCGTAAGAACCGTCGGCTAGGGCAGTCAATCACTGGTGTCCTGCAGTGCAGCGAAGAGCAACTATCTTGGCTAGACCCAGGCTACAAGGCTCTCCGTAAGCTTGACGCAGAGTACTCCGCTGAACACGGCATCCCAGAGTCAATCAGGCTGACAACAGTGCAACCATCTGGGACACTCTCAATCCTTCCTGGGGTTCTCCCAGGGGCGCACCCAGGGTTTGCCCGCCATTATGTGAGGCGTGTCCGGTTCGGGTCTAACGATCCGCTTGTGAAGTCTTTGCGTGAACGAGGTCATGATATCGAATATGATATGAACCTTGATGGGACAAGGAATCATACCCGCCAGGTAGTTTCATTCCCTTGCATGTCCCCAGAAGGGTCAATTCTCGCAGAAGAACTCTCCGCTATCGACCAGATGGAATGGGTGAAACGCCTTCAAACCGAATGGGCTGACAACGCCGTGTCGGTAACCATCTATTACCGCAAGCAAGAACTTCCTGAAATCCAGGAATGGCTTTCAAACAATTACAACAATTCGGTCAAATCCATGTCCTTCCTGCTTCATCAGGACCACGGTTTCGCCTTGCCTCCTTATGAAGAAATCGACGAAGAAGGCTACAACAAGATGCTCGCAAAGATCGACCCGACTGTTCCCCTTGTCAAAACCGAAGGCGAACTGATCGACGACAACTGCGACACAGGCCACTGCCCGGTCCGGTAAATGGGCTTACAAGCATTAGCTCTAGCAGGTGCCCCAGCCCTGCTAGAGCAAGCTTCACAACTAGTAACTAAAAGAGGCCTAGCCAAAGGCATCACCTACGACAACGGCTCAATAGACGCCACTGGGGCACTATGCCTAGCAGGCGGAGCTAAAATAGAAACACTAAACGAAGACCCCATAGCAGAACTATCTACAATCAAAAGACCACTAGTACTAGTAATAGTAGAAGCGTTAGAAGCAGAACTAGACTCCGACCTTCACACCTGGAACGACCTACCTACCACCACCACAAACATGGTAGCCGCCACGTTCAAATCTTTAGCAGACAAAATATCCATAGCCACAACATGACGGCACACGCGAAAGAGCCCCCTCCGAAGAAGGGGCCCGATCAACTGCTTCAGACCAGATCAGTCAGGAGCGCCATCGAAGTCAACCTTAACGAATGACTCAGGACGCTTCGTAGCAAGTGCCAAACGCTGCTCCGCAAGGATCACGATAGCGTTACGAACGAAGAAGTCTGCATGCTGCTCCGAAATACGGATGCTTGCCTGCTCCCGATCGTAAATCTGTGCTCCAGTACCGAACGCACCCACAAGAGCAGTGCCCTCAGGGATAGCAGGAGTGTCAACGATTGGCATACGCCAGATACGGGCCTCAGCACCAACCTGCATGGACATCGCCATGAGGTAAGTACCCTGCTCGTTCTTCGTAAGCTCAATGTCTTCCCAATCGTTCGGGTGGAGAACCACACCGGACGGCTCGTAGTAAGCAAGGAAAGCAAGAGTAGCCGAGCGGCGCAGAGCGTCACCCTTCGAGTCAGGAACTGGCAGGGTCGCACCTTCGGACCATGCATACTCCTGAACACCAGCGTTCAAGATACCGAGAAGGTTCTCTCCGGTTCCATCACCCGAAAGGATTTGGTAATCCTCCTGGAGACGAAGACCATAAAGAAGCTCGTTATCAATGATCGAACGAAGCTGAGGCTCATCAGCCAGAACGTTACGGTGAGCAGCTTCCCAGTGCGCAAGAGTGCGAACCGGAGCCTGCTGACCAACAAACTGGAAGCTCGACTGAGGCTTAAGACCAAAGTCGCCGCCGTTACGCTCAGCAACAGTAGAAGCCGCATTCACAGCAGTCGTCTCAGGAGTCGTGAATCCACGCATCTGGAAATACTCAATCACCGCAGCAGTGGTTGTGCGTGAAGGGAAAAGATCCCGAACACGACGAGTACGCATCGGCGGAATGACCATATCGTCACGCTGAATCGTACCGAACGCACCAGGAGTTCCAGAGGGAAGACCCGAGTAAACGTCCTTCTGTCCCCACATCGCACCAACATCGGAACGCTCAAGGACGAACGGCGCTGGCATGTTTGCCCCACCACGACCCGAATCAAGAGACTTGAATTCTGCTGAATCCAAGAACAACTGACCGAGCGACTTGCCCTGAGGAGCCCAAAGACCAGAAGCGGAATCTGCGGCAACGCTAGCTGCAACAGACTCAGACTGTGCTTCAGAACCCCAAGCGTCTAGCGTCTTCAAAGATTCCATGCCCTCAATGAGAGACTTGATTTCCTTGATGTCAACCATGTTCTTATCAAAAGCTGACTTCTGCTCAGTTGTGACGATGACAGTTCCATCTTCGATGCGGAAATCATCAGCAATCTGACGATTCTCAGCAGTCTTGGATCGAAGTGCACCCTGTAGTTCCCGCAAGCGGCTTTCATCAAATGACATTAGATTTTCTACTCCTCTATTGAGCGGTTAATTGGATTGACCCTCAGCGTAGGTTAGCACCTAGCTTTATACAGCCGATGGTAGACAACTAAGTATACGATGTAGTGCAGGTTTTGTAAACTTTTTGATAAAACTCTTATGAATTATCTTCTGGTACCTCTAGAACGACGAGTAGCCATTTCATCAGATGGCACCCGCTTAGAGATACGATCACCTACAGAATCAACGACCTCAGGCCCCCCAGAACCCTCAGGCGCATACCTTCCAGGAGACCCAGACACATACTTCTGATAATCCCTAAAAAGCTCCTTAGACTTATCACTCCTACTATAATAATTTAAAGCCGCCAAATATATGTCTTTCTTCTCCTCAAAATTTTCAGAATCCGAAGAAAAAACTTCCGCCAAACCCAGAATATGAGAACGTTTAACAGCAGAACCTATGTTAATAAACTTAACTAGGATGCTCATCTTTTCTACGTCTGTAAATTCGCTCATGATTCCCATCTCGCCCGAGTAGTCAAATCCCTAGGGTCTCTAGCAACATTTCCCTCATACTTAAAAATTCCGCCACCATATTCGCCAAAATTTTCATCCATCATTTGTTGACTTCGCTCACGAGCCGTCATCGTAGGATTAATCTCAGAAAATTCAAGAACAGCCAAATACTCGCCTAATCCGGGTGCAGAAAGATGAGAATGCCGAGAGGTTTCGCTCTTATTGATAAGGAACTCCAGGAGAGCGGCCTGAGCCTCATTCAAAACAACCGAGTCAAGACCCTCCCTATAAGCCTGCACTTTTCCCTTCATTAGCCTAGATAACGTCTTATAATAGCTATCAGATCTTGGTCTAAAACCAAGGCGAGCCCACACATAAGTTCCATCTTCGGCAGCTTGAAGCTCAGTACCTGAAAAACCTGCAGCGTTAAGCCACATGAATGCGTGGGGGTTAAAGACCGATTGAAACCCAGAATTTTTGGCTTCGTTAGCAAATGGACTATTAAAACCAGCGTCATCACCCATGTATAGAAATGAGTTCTTGGTTATATTATTCCCGATTTGCGGACCATCGTGGATAAGCCTTGAGAAATGTCCGACCTGTTCCCAGTCGCCTACGTCTTCATTGAATTTAAAAATCTTTCCATAAAATAACCTGGGAATCTCAGTGTTACTGTTAGATTTGTCTAAAACAGTTTTGAACAGTGACCCGTCTCTAGTCCTAATGGGAATACTTCCATCTTCGACGCTATGCCCCCAAACGCTTTGGGCCCATCTCCATATAGCGTCTTGAGCAGCCTTATCGTTAGCAATATCCCTAGCCGCGTTGTACATCTTGTAGAAATCTTCAATGTTTTGAGGATTATAATTTGCATCCAACCAAGGCGCATCAGTCTGCCCATAACGCTCAACAATATTGTCAGCTAAAACGTTTACACGCGCATCACGAACTCTGTTAATTATAAACTCTGCTTTTTCTTCAATATTGACTAATTCTTCGTAAGCGCTATGTACGTCAAGATGTGTCGCGATGGCCGCATCAATTCGTTTTCTCTGCTCAACAATATCAAAACCTTCAAGATCTTGCTCATTTAAATATTCAACTCTGGCAATACCAATTTTAGAAAGATATGATTCTGATTTCTTGATTAGATTTGTTGCTTTTTGAAAAGATTCAAAATCTCCACCATCGTAACGCTGTTGTGCAAAGCTGTTAAGTTTTTGGATATTCTCAAGTAGTTCTGTTTCAGTATTATTGAATCTTCTAAAATTTCCAACAATTGAGTCTAAGGTATCAAGTGAATCTAAAGTTTCAATTAGTTCATATGGCTTATCAATAAATTCTCTTTTTTTATCAAGAGACAATTGTTCCATTTGAATAACTGGACGAGTTGAACCCAAAGTTGCATCTGGACGAATGGAGGGTACCTTTGCATTTTCAATTTCATTTATTGACAATTTGAAAGATACAGCATCCTCCACCTGTGTATTTATTAAATTAATATTATCTGAATCATTTAATTCATCAGAATTGAAAAGAGATTGTAACCCAATCTCAGATTGCAACTCGACAATCCGATCTTCTAAAATATCAAATTTCTGTCGCGAAATATAAGAACCAGTTCCATCACCCTCTTGCATAGCAGAAATTTGATCTTGCATTTCTTTTAAATCACTTTTAATTGAGTCGCTATTTTTATTCAAAGAATTAAAATAATATTTCCGATATTTAGAAATTAAGTTATCGTAAAATTCGACATCATCATCATTTTTTCGTGTAGATACAAGCTTCCTAATAAAACCACTTAACCTGTCACTTGCAATAGCAAAGTCATGCGCTGCTGACTTGCTAGGATTTTCATCAAGTTCAACTAAGGCGGCATCCATTCTTTCTGTTAAAAAAGAACCTGTTTCGACAATACTATCTTTTTCTTTTTCTGTAAGCGGCAGCTTTGAGATAGTCGTATTGGCTATAGCATTTTCCCAAAGTTGAACTGCTGAATCATAATACTCTTTAGCCGCAACATCCCCAGCTAAGCTAATACCCTTAACAGGGTCATCCTTGCTAAATTGAATCCACTTCTCCAAAAGGAGATCCAAATTATGATTTGCTCCTTCGACGATCTCTTCAGCAGTAATAGATTCATTATCGTATTGATATTCCCATAAATCAGTTACCATCCTGGCTTTTGATTCATCACTTCTAAATGCCCATAATGCGGCTAAATCATTAGCCTGCAGAACTACTAGTTCTGCATCAGAAAGCGGATCACCTCCATCAAGTGCATCTCTTTGACGTTCTCGCGTTGGCGCTTCCACACCAGAATCAACAAGGACAGATGCCCGCAAAGCTAGATCTAGTGTTGAGGTGCCCTCTATTGCTTTCCGCACCCGTTCGGCCTGTTCGTCAACCAGAGCCTGCGCCTCTATATCTCGCTGTCGTTGCCGCATCTTAGTTCTACGATCCGACGCTGCTTGCGACTCCCGGGCATCAGCTGACTCCCAGCTATCCACCAGGTCGTCACTCACCTTGCGAAAAGCCATAACGTTTAAGTCGTATTGCTCATTGAAATCGTCATAAATCTTATTATAAGAATTAGTTAAAGTTGCAAGTTCTTCATCAGAAAATGAATCCAAATCAACCGAGTCAAACATGCTTTCAAAGTCAGCTAATACCTTGTCCATTTCATCTAGATATTCTTCATAACCACTTGTGTTAAAACGAAAAAAGTCTTCAAAATCCATTCTAGATCTTGCTAAGGCAGCCCGCCTTTCCAAATCATCCATATCTATCTGTTTCCTTGGATCAGAAACCAATCTTTGGGCCTCCTCTGAAAGAGCAGACAGCTTGTCCTGAGCATCAACAAACGCCTCACTCGGAGAATCCTCCACCACCGGCTTACTAGCCGCAGGTAACTCATCTCGAACAGTCGCCTTACGCACCCGAGAAGGAGTCTTCGGAGTCTTCTGACGAGCAACATCAACTGAAGCATTCCGCTCACCAGAACGAGAAGGAAGCTGGCTCGCAGCAACAAGATCCCTAATCTGTTCTGCCCCACTCGGAGCAGGCTGCTCCTTCGGAGTATTATCAAAAATCAGCCCATCACCATCACCATCACGCTTATCAGCATTCGGATCAGAAGCAACGCTCCGCCTTCGCGCCAAAGCCCCCGGAGAAATATCAGGCGTAACACGCCTACGAGTGCGACCAATACGGTTACCAGCACCACGATTAAAACGCCTACCCAAAATCTTAGTATCATCACCATCAAACTCAGCGACAAGACGACGCGTAACAGCAGGACCATACTCCCGCCCAAAATCATTCGTTAACTGCCCGCCCCCACTCCCAGGAGGGCAACGAAAACCTTCTAAACTAGAATCCCAAACAGCATCATACGACTTCGCAGCAAAAGCATAAGACGCCAAACGTTGATCATAAACAAAAGCACCAACACGGGCATCTATGACTGCTCTTTTCACGGTTCAAAAATCCCGACTTTGATTAAGCCTTTAACTTCGTCAGCTAGTTCATCCTCAAAAATTTCATAAAGCTGCTTGCTTGAGTAACCCCAACCGGAACAAATGACCGGCTCAAGTTTCTTAATATCTCTGATGTAGATATCTTTTGCCCATTGGTTTGCTTCTTTTTCGTGAGCTGCAGAGCAGTAAACCTCGACACCTTTGTCGTTTTCGACAAACGCGTACATAAGCTTTTTGTTGTAAATAATTTTTCCAATTCTCATCTTTTTCTCCTATTTAAAATATTTGTGAAACCCAAAAAATCAGACTGCACCGTTTGGAGTAATTGATTCTAGAATAGAATCAGGATCTGTTTCCAAAATCCATTGTATACGATCAGCGGTAGTGCTTACTGACTCGCTTGCCGTAACGTCGGCACCTGCACCATACATGATTTCAGCTATAGCAGCGCTCACCTCTTTGGCGGAATCTGCATTGCGTAGACGATCTTGTGCCCGCTGGATGGCGCTTATGAGCTCTGCTCTGGTTTCAACCCAGTTGTCACGACCAGGTCCGCTACGTTTGTAAATTTCCAAAACAATAGGATTTGCCCCCTTTCCGCCGCCGCTACTGCTTTGGCTCCATTCGCTTAGAGTGGACTCAGGGTCATGAGGGCTCCAACCCGACCCAAATCCCATGCCGTGATCAATTGGGATAAGATTGACCCTGCCTTCGGCATCCCTAGTACTCATGATGTTCTGTGTGTGACGGTCGTCGTTAAGGATTGTCCAGTCTAGAAGAGTCATTGATATTAGGTCATCTGCCCCAATGTCAGTCGGTTCTCCTGCTATACCCATAGAGATGTCGTCACCAAAACTGTTTTGCGCTAATTCGATAACGATTGGTCTGGCAGCAGAGCCTGTATTACCTACACCGGCTCGAAAGTGGACAAAGGGCCTACCGTCAACGGGTCCTTGTTCTACAGGCCGAGGGGCACCCCATCTGAATGGGCTGGTAGCAAACCCCAATCTTTCTGCAATATGCGCTCCGAGCATTTCAGAAAAATCTTCATGAATGCCAACAGAAACACCATTTCCATATTTGATGCCAATGCGTTGTTTTGTTTCACGGTCATAAAACATTTGTAAGCCGTTAACGCCTTGATCCGAACCGCCGATTGGGAGGAATCTTCCACTGGTAGGGTTATCGGCAATAAAGTCAATTAGTTCTTGTTTGTCGTCTTCCCATTCTTTTACTTGATCAGGGCGAGTAGGTTTACGACGAGCTTTTTCCATGGCTACCATTGCAGCTAGATCTGATTTGGCTTGAATAGTTTCAGCATCAGAAGCATCTAATTTATCTACATATTTTTGGATATCTTCCGGGTCAACATACTGCGCATAACTTGGCAGCTTCAAGGAGTCGATATCAACACTATTGTCGACAATTGAGTTAGCGAGGAAATCGTCAGGGACTTCAGACAAATCACCACCACCCGAGACATGATCCTTGGCTTCAACAGCATTGTGGATACCAGGTTCGCCTTCGGCAGGTGTTGCCACCTCGCCTGGCAAGTGGAAACCGGCAGAATCAACGCCACCAAGTTTAGCGTCCAACCCGTCATCGACTTTTTGGGCTAAACCTGTAGCTGCCTCACGGGCCTCAGAACTGGATTCGCTAGATGGGTCAGAAATACCTTCTGGTTTAGGCGGATACATTTCGTTGCGTGTACGAACATTACGCTCATCAAGTCTATCTATCTGTTCCATAACAGCTTCGGCTGCAGCTACGTTATTACTCTGCATCAGGCCCCCTGCTTGAACCCAGAGTTCCCGAGCGTATTGTTCGCTATCAAAAATGCTTATAGGGCTTTTGCCATCGACTATTGTGTCGACACTAGTTTTAACGCTTTGCACTAGTTGTTCTTGCTGCTCAGCTTTAGCTTTGGCGCGGGCTTCTCGTTCGTTAACGTCTCGTGCTAGTCGGCTAGAAGTATCTACACGATCAGCAATATCTGAAGTGACGTCTCTGGGTGTGGAATCGACCGCATCGGAGGTCGTGGGATTAGGAACTACGTCTGGTGCAGCGGCTTGCGCTTTTTCTATATCGTCTAGTTTCTGTTGCTCATCTTTGAGACCAGCGTCGATAAGCTTGTCTATCATTTGACCTACTCGCATCTGGTCGCGTTGCAGGTATGCGTTTCCAGGTTTGCGGTATGTCCTAAGTTTTTCTAGGAGCTCTTTGTAAGATTCGCTACCTATCGTGGGGTCGCTGATGGCTGCATCGATTTCTTGTGTGAGTCTTTCAAATCCTTCGTTGTCGAATTCTGGCGGGCCGGGTGTTTTTAGTGCCCTTGGTGGTGCTGTCCGGCCTTCTGCCTCTATTGGTGGCACTTCTGGTGCCGGTCCAAGAGATGGGGGTGTTTCGATAGGCTGGTATTGGTCTATTACTTCTGAGGGTTGGATTGCCTCAGGTTGTGCTTCTGGTTGCCCTGGGGGGTTAGCGAATGCTTCCCAGTCAGGTGGACCGTATTGGCGTGGGGTTTCAGAAGTGACAGGGGTTTCAGGGGTGGCAGGGGTTTCTTCTGATTGCCCTGGAGGGTTAGCGAATGCTTCCCAGTCAGGTGGATCATATTGGCGTGGGGTTTCAGCGGTGGCAGGTGCTGCTTCTGGTTGCTCTGGAGGAGTTGAATCACCCCATATCTCGTCTTCACTTTTGAGCGGCTTAGGAACGTATGTAGCTTCAGGAATTTCAATTTTTGGTTCCTGGGGATCAGGTTTAGGCCTCTCAGGATTTGCTTCGCCTTCAGGCGCTTCGCCCTCAAGCAGGGGGGCTATATTTTCTTCTCGGTCGCGTCGTAAAGTCTCACGAATCCGTTCGGCTCTTTCCCGATTACGCTTCTGAGCAGCAGTTTCCTTAGGCTTCTCAACAAAAGGATTTGGACCTTCTTCAGGTCGTTCGACTGGCGGCTCTATACCTTCAAAAGGATTCGCAGGGCCCTCGGGATTCTCGGGTGGTGGCTCTTCATTGAAAGGGTTTGGGCCTTCTTCAGGTGTTTCAGTGGGAGGCTCTATACCTTCGAAAGGATTTGGAGGGCCCTCAGGCTTATCAGCTTCAGGGTTATCAGCCTCGCCCTCAAGCAGGGGGGCTATATTTTCTTCAGCACCTTCAGGCGGCTTTAGCCTTGCCTGAATCCGTTCGCGCATTTCCCGATTACGCTTTTGGGTAGCAGTTTCCTTAGGCTTGATAGGTTCGGGGGGAACTTCAGGAGCGCCCTCTGGTTCGCCTGGCTCAGGGGTTCCCTCGGGCTTGTCGGCTTCGGGAACATCACCTTCAGGCTTGTCAGCTCCAGGGACATCATCCTCAAGCAGGGGGGCTATGTTCTCTTCACGATCGCGTTCTAAAGCCGTCTGAATGCGTTCACGCATTTCTCGGTCACGCTTTTGGGCACGCGTCTCTTTGGGCTTTGGTGGTTCTTCCGGCCCACCTGGCTCAGGAGTACCCTCAGGTGCATTCCCTGGCGGCTCTTCAGTCTCACCCGGCTTCGCCCCCTCAGTCTCACCCGGCTCAGGAGTACCCGGCTTTGAAGTTCCCTCAGCAGCACCACCCTGAGACTCATCAATACGATCT